CCCAAGCAGCAGCATCAGCATCAGCAGCAGCATCAGCAACAGCAGCAGCATCAGCAACAGCCCATTCCTGACCACTGGCAAGCAGATCTATACCTGCAATAACAGGATCAATAACTACCTGAACCTCGGCAGGTTGCTCAGGCAATGCCCGCAGCTCAGCAGCCAAGAACTGCCAGCCGACTTTGATTAAGTCTTTGCCATCGCAGCTCACTGCATCAGGCAATGCAGCAAAAAATGCTTTGGCTTCATCGTCAGACAACGCTTCAAAGATCGACTCAGCAATACGCTGCACCATTACAGGCAAGCCATAGGTTTGCTCGTTAATCCCTGGATCTTCAGAGTGCGCCAAGCACCCAATAAAGCAACCGCGTTTGTTGCTTTCGTCCCAGTAAACGCCTTGAGTGATGGAGTCAGCAGCGACGTGAGCTGCTACTTGTTGGCGAAGTTGGTCTGTGTTCTTGGTAAGCATGATGGCGTCAGTCATTTGGTACCCTCCAGTTCGGCGGCGAGAGCGAGCAGTTTGTGGCGTATTCCAAGGCGGGTTTGAGCACGGGTCGCGTTAGTGCCACAGATATGAAGCGGCACCACCTGATCAGCAGCAGCTCGCAGGGCGGCGGCGGCAATCTCATCGGCAGGCGCAGGGCAAATTTCAAGCACTGCGCTGTAAACCGCCTGAGCGGCGGGGGATATCGGTTGGTCAGTCATTGGTTTCAGTGTTAAGTTCAAGAGATTCAACATACTTGTTTAATTGCATTGCATCTAAAAGATGCAATGTGTTTTCTGTACCAATAAGTTTGAATGCATCTTGGATTAAAGCATTGCGTTGATCTGTGCCACTGTAATACGAAGTTAAGATTTCTTCAGCACGGTCAAATCTTTCTACATCTCCAGTCAATTCCTGGAGCACAGTCGATGGCATCTCATCAACAATGCCGCTAACAATAGCGGTCAATACTAAAGACCATGCCTGCTCTGGTACTAATGCAAGCACCTTGTCAACAAGGTCAAGGTCAATGTAATCATTTGAAGGTTGTGTGTCCATGAGTAAACTTTCCGCTGTTAGTAACGGAGGGTAGTGAGTAGGTACTGAGTTTAAGCTGGGCTGGCTTGGGTGTCCAGTGGTTCGTTCATCACCCCTGACTCTTTAAGCTTGTCGAGCATGGCACACATGATCGTGGCATGCTGATGAGTCTGTTCCATGAAATGCTTGGCACGTTCAGGTGAGATGGTATGAACGGAACCGTTGGCTTCCACGTAACGCCATGATCCATCAGGCTGTGGATCCCCCTGGAGCGCAAGCCGCTCTGAGTTGTGAACATACCTTAGTTCAAGGTTGTGATAATCCTTAAGTCCATCTTGTGCAGTCCATGTTGCACCAAGGTTGTAACGATTGTCATCATCACTGAATGCATGGAACTCAGGGATGATGTACTTAAAGCAAGCAAAAATTGACATGGTGTTGAGCTCTTGTGTGGGTTGGTAGGGACAGAGAGACTTGAACTCTCACAGCCAATGGCCTACGGATTTTAAGTCCGTTGCGTCTACCTATTCCGCCATGTCCCCCTCACTTGGGCTTACACTCACATCAATTGATGTGTGTTGCCAAGTGTGATCATGTGGTAATGGCTCAGTGCCATAGTCCCACGTGTCGTAGTCATCCTCATTGCGAGGATCTTCTTCAATCAGAATGTAATGCGGTGAGTTGTCATGAATGTACTCACCAAGGTTTGCCATTGCCATGGCAAGTAGTTGATCGTCAGTGTAATCAGGCATTAGAGAAAGGGCCACCTATAACGAGAATACGATGGCCCTGCTGTGGCTTCAGCTATTAGAGCTTAGCTGTTTCTCGCGGGATTGCAAGGCCTGACGGAAAGCTGCTGAGTACAGATCACGGTCTGCTTCCGTCAGCCTGGAGTTGTGCATCCCAACAATCTGTTTGACACTCATAAGTCCCATGTTGACTTCGAGTTGGATGGTAAAGCGTGGTGCACCATCGACCATACACAACACAATGAAGTGTTGTTTCTTGCGTACATTTTCGGCATAACTGCTGGCATTACCCACGCAGTTACGTACGGCCTGGCCCCACTGTGCCAATTGATGGGTGTCAAATGGCTGGAAGAATGACCAGTTCTGATCAGCGTGCTGCACCTTGATTGGTGCAGGGAATAGATCTTGTGGAAGTTTGTGATTGGGATTTTGAATCTTCCATGCTTCTGCTTGCACATGGTCATGGAATTCAGTGATGCGCCAACGCTTAGGCGGATCAATTGTTTTGTCGTTGCTGAGGATTTGATTAAGCATGCTGCATGTATCTTCCCATTCACGGAATCGGTACTGATATATGCCAAGCTGATGCTCATAGTCGTAACTACGTTGTGGAGCAGCCTTCTGTTCCAAGTAATACTTACAACGCATTTGGAAGAATGAAGCAACTGGCATATGTTTAGCTAGCCACGTAATAACAATTGTTGGTACAGCGTTCCAAGATTCAATGCCCATCAAGTTATCAATGTTTGACTGGTAGTAATCCAGTGGAACTGCATCACCCCAGATTGAATGGACATAATGAATACCCTTGACAAGCTCTTTGATTAACAACCAAGGCTTGCGGATTGTAGCCATACTATCTACTGATTCATCTTGGTACTTTGTATTAATCTCATTACATTTATCTTGGATCCACTTGCGGAAGAATGGTTTATCAAGGATATGACGAACGCGTACAAATTCGCTGAGCGGATTATAGTGAGGCACATTTACATAGTAATCAATCATGTGGAACAAAGATGCAACTGATGCAGACCATTGTTCTTTAGTCTGCCCGAAATCTTTTTCATATTTGATCCAATAGTTACAATTCAAGTTACGATCTTCACTAAGCAAGCTGTATAGGTTACGAGAAGTTTTAATGCGATCAAAGATACCGCGACCGTCTGACCAGGTTGGAATTGTTTTCTTAAGTGCATCCCTAAAACGCCCAAGCATTGATGCAATGTTCCTACCCTTTGCGTTCCAGCTACCAACGCTATACATCCAACGGGTTATATCATTACCATCAATGATGTTTTGCTTGGTAACTAATTCGGTCTTGTAGTAATAATTAGAGCGACCAATTTCTGATATAGTGTATTGTTCCAGGTGATTTTTAACCTGGTAATCGAGCATCTTACGGGTAGCGGCTGTGTCCTTAAAGCAGTAAGTGTAGCCGTATACATAGTCATTCTCCTTGCCTTTAGGTGGCAGCCATGCTGCTACCCATACGCCTTCGTAGTGGTACATCACTGCATGGACAACGTACTCTACGTTGGGAATGTTACCGACAGGCAACCTGAATTCATGGTGCCTATCAGGAGCAGCTGATGCATTAATAGTATCAACTGCTTCTTGCTGCAACGATTCTCTTACAATATCCAATGGCATTAACTGTGGTGGATTACCAAGTGGATATTTAGATTTCTTGGTAGTTGTTTTGGCTTGCTTCTCAGTACGTACCAACTTCTTGAGCGTTGGATCGTAAGGGATAAGTTCGTTCTGAAGATTGGTCGGAAGACGAAATTCCATGGTGAATTCAGGGTTGAGTTCGTAGTGTAAAGTGTAAGCAGTTTAACGTCATGCTTGGGACGTGGTGTTAATCCTGATTAACAAACACAGGTTTAAACCACTGTTGCTTGCGTTGTTTGTGTTTGGGGCCATGGCATACTGTGTGCCAATGTCCACGACGCCAATGTGCTCGGACAGATCGTTTGTTATCTGGATCAACAGTATTGTCTTTGTATACAATTGTTTGTCGTACTTGCTTATAGTTTTTACCTAGCCAACGCATTTGGAATGGCTTATCTTTTTCACTAGAACCAAAGCCTTTGCCCTTTGTGGGTAGCTTAATGGTTTCTTCTGTCAAATACTTGGGCTCATACATATACATAAGTATCAGATTTTTCATGAACTTTTCCAGGATGTAATCTTCTTCCTTGGCTCCATCTTTTTCTGTAATAATTTCAGTCCATTGGTATGAACCATAACAAACAGTAGTTTCACTTATGTAAGTTACTTTCACACAGTCAGGAATACATGCAGCAAATGCTACATAAAAATTTAAATCAAAACCTTGGTAGTCAGGTAGTTTAGTTGTAAACTTGAAATCTTTTGGCAAAAGAAATATAAAGAACGGCAATGCATATTCAGGTGTTTCCATTGGCTTAACATCTGTATTTGCAAGCGCTTCTATTATGTTTTCATGCACGCAAATAGGTGGAGACAATGATGCAATAGCGCCTGTAACAACCAAGGCAGCATTCTCTTCTTGAGATAACTCTCGTGTCAATCCAAAGCTACCAATTTCCTTTTGGACTTCATGAATTACGTTATGAGCTATGTCAACTTTGTCAAGTATCTTTAACCAGTTTGGGTAACCTGAAGGTGACTTGTACTTTTGATAATGCATGGCAGCGCGGTGCCTCACTTTATCAATATCAAAAGCAGCATTAATACTTTTAAAGTCCATGGGTGTGCAATTGAATTAAAATGATGAGCAGTTTAACGTCATGCCTAGGACGTGGTGTTACCTTACACCATAGTCTTCATCATCATTGATGTAGTCATCAAATGCAATTGATTGTTGTGGTGAGAAAAACACTGGCAGGCGTTTGGCAAACCCAGTGCAGAGATATACCCTGCCCATGGGACCACGCACTGTGATGTACCAGCGTTTAAATTCGATGGAGAATCCAATCATTCGTCGTTACCTAGATCAATGGGTTCCCACTCAAGCTGGCATGCGTCAAGATAACGGCAAAAGCCATCTTCATCAGTAGGGATGGTGTCATCACCCAAGAAGAAACTAGCTCGGCAAAGTGCCGGAGCGTACTCAGCAGGGCTTGAGTAAGTCGCTGCATAGATGCAACGCATGTCATCGACAATTGCTTCAACTGTGACATAGTCATCATCGATAATGGTTGATTCGATTGCAAGGACAGACATCAGTCAGACTCCACGAATGAATATGTTTTGGTGATGTAGCATCGGTACTTAGTCCACATGCGTGCAGTGGTATACTCCGCAAGGAATCCGTCGTTGTCACAGACGCGAGCTTCTGCCCGCAACTGTGCACACTTTGCAAGATTGATGCGATCAAATAGTGTGAGTGAATCCATGTTGAGTTGAGCGTAAGGTAAATGCTGGGACTTACACACCGTAGTGGTGATGCCCAGCTATTAGAACAGTTGGATGTTACGTTTGCTTATGCCTGTGCCAGGGATACTGATAGATCCTCTGACACCAGAGCCACGAGCGTTGAGTGTAACCTGGAACGGACCAAGTTTAATTGACTTGGTATAAGACTTAACGCCGTGCTCAGTTATGTTAAAGCCAGCAATTGTCTTGTCAAAGTTGATTGGTGATTTGTCTTTAGTCATCGAGTTGCTCCACTGCTTGGCTAAGCGGTTCGATAATGTTTGGATCTGTAGTTCGTTGCTTCAGTAGTTTCAGTGCTGTCAACCCTTGCTCCTTTAAGCTCGGCGGCTTAGAGCGGCGGGCGGCGCCGAGGTCATGCGCAGAATCGAAGTAACCATTTCGGTCAAGCCATCCGACGCACGCCTTTAGCTCCTGGTCGGCGCCCCATTGGGCGGCAACCACGAAGATTTCCTGAGTACTCATCGGTAAGTTGAACCACTTATCCAGTAGCTCCCGCGGTGGGATGATTAGGTGTTGGTTAGTCACTTGAGTTCCTCAGGCATGAGCATACGTTGATCATCTTCATCCATATTGGTCATTACAAATTTTTCTCCATCGGGGGTGACAAAACCCCCGATGAATTGGACACCTTGTTTATCAGCAGCTTCTTTCATCTTGGCGACGAGCTGCATGGCATGCAGACGTTGCATGTCAAGTGCGTCGGGAATGCGTGGTTTGTCGGACATCTGATGTGTGTTTTGCGGAATGAGTTAAGCAGGGTCAGTCTACCCTGAATGTAAAATCCAAGGCAGACTTACAGATTCTCTTAATGTTTGGTTAGGAGTGAAGCTCCTGGTGCTGAAGCAATGCAGCAGTGTACATTTCGTCTGCCGTCATCGGTGGTTCACCGCAGATTTCGTCATCGCTTGGTCCACCGTCACAGTCAAGTTCGTTACTGAGCATTGGGATGATCTCATCTTCCAACATGCTGAGCATGCTGTGTGTGAGATGTTGATTCATCTCGTGACGTTTTGATTCACGATCAACAACATGTTGGAGGATCTCCAATGCACGTTGCACTTGGTAATATTCGTTCTTAGTCCAATCAATCGTTGGATACTTCTGTGATTGTTCCATGGTTGAGTTGATGAATGAATGGAGTGTACACCTGGGACTTATACCTTACGGATGCCCAGGTATTACTTGTTAGGTTGTTTGTTACGAGCAGCATGCTCTGCTCGTTTACGTTTGAAATACACAGGACTAATCTGGTCTTCAAACTCTTCAAGTCTTGTGATCAATCTTGCAATTGTTTCTTCGTACCAAGGAGCTGTGTTATGAATGACATCAGGATCATTCGATCGTTCAATCTCAAGCAAACGATGGGACATCATTTCAATACGACCTTTGAACATGTTGGTGATTAGCCACCAGTCATCTTCTTCAAGGTCAGTGAATGTAACTGTGTGTTTACCTTGGGGATAGTCTGGTGATGGTTGTCCTTTGCTAAGTGAAGACTTGGTTCTAGCCATGATTGAGTTGATGAGTGAATGGTGGGAGTAAATGGATATAACGTATGTACATCTAAGGATCCCCCCTGGTACTGAACAGCGGGGGGTTCGGGGGGTAGGCCAGTAGTTATCTGGCAATACCCTTTGTTCGCTATTCGCAAATAGCGAATGAGATATAAGCAAAACTTATATATTGGTCAGGGATCAAGCATGATCCAGCCCGTGTAGTTACGACTGGTTCTGTCCACGCGTATCAATCCGTATTGCTCCAACCTTTCCAAGGCTGTGTAATAGTCTTGACGCCTGGTCTCCTGCATCGGAAGCTTTGGTACATAACAAGGTAAGTTCTTGTACTTCTTCCTGTGATTCAGAAAGTAAAACCAGATGTTGCGTTGGTTGATTGTCAGCCTGATCTTGGGATCAAGCCTGGGCAGGTCCAGTTGATTTGACATCAGCAGTAGTACGGACGTTCTTCGGGGTACGCTTTGGCGTACTCGTTGGAGAAACTAACACACCATTGGGGCCATCCAAGGTTGTCCTTCTTGTCACCAATGGTTTCGAGTGCGTACTCTTCGAGTTCGATTGCTTCGCGGATGGCTTGCTTCTTGGAGAAGACACAGATTGTTTTGATGGGCCAACCTGATTCCCAATACCATCCTCCTTCTTCTGGTCCACCGTAATGCATGGTGCATTCGTGGAGTGTGATCGTAGTTGGTTCTTTGTCTTCAAGCTCGGTTGTCCAGTTGTAACTACTGATCCAACGACGAGCTGATTCTGTCTTGGCAAATGGATTTGCAGTAGGCATTTAATGAAATCTCCAATGAGTGTGACTGTGATTGATACCAGGACAATACCTAGTAGCACTGGGCTTTCATCCCAGATTTGTTTAGTGGTAGTCATTGATTACATACCTCTCGTTGTAATGGTCACATGCGTAACGTTCTTCATTTGATATCTCATCATTGAAAACACCTGTCCAACCATCTTGTTCTGCTTCACGCATGGCTTCTTCCAATTCGTATGCACGATCAGCCATTGCGTCAAGGGCATCAGCATTGCGTTGTTCATCAATGAAGTCAGGGTCTCTCATCGTGTGAATTGCAGTGGTGTGTTGAGCAGTTTAAGGACACCGAAGGTGGTAACACAATGCATTCCATTGAAAACAAAGGAACACATTGTGTCGCTACACTTCGTGTACTCAGGTCCATTCGTAGTACAAATATACTATTGCGGTGTTAGATACTTACGTTCCTCCAAGCAAGTCCTTTGTGGATGTTGGAGATCGTGTGGCAACTGACGTTGAACTTAGCGGCAATTGCTTCGTAAGCTTGTTGCCTAGAACCAAATGCTTTCATGAACCGTTCATCCGTCAGTATCAGTTTGATTTGACGTACCTGCTGTGGTGTCAACTTACAGTTGCCAACGGGAGAGTGCTTACCTTTCAAAGAAAGATAAGATGTTTCCAACTGCACTGCAGTGGAATGCTGGGTCTCCTTAACAGCCATTACCTTTGGTGCTGGCGGCTGAAGCGGGGGTCTGGGGGTTGTATCAAGCCCTGCAGTTTTAATGGGGAATCCAAGAGTCACTGATGTTCCGTCTTTGACAACGGAGATGGTGACCTTGCCTTCCCTTGTAATCACACTGACGTGATCAGGGGCTTGAACGTCAAGTTGGCTGAGTGCTTCCATGGTTTGAGTTGGTTGCTTGCATAGAGTACCTGGTACCTATCACATGACAAGTACCAGGTGTGGTGTGGTCTGTTCTGTTGACGCTATCAGAGGGGCAGGAAATCCGTACCGCTGAGAAGCTGGTTGATTGCCACGCAATCTTCAGCGATCTTATCTTTGGTACTGCCTTCCCAGTCGTCTGTTTGTTCTTCTACCACCTCTGCGCCAAGGTCTTCGAGCTGGTCGGAAAACTTACTCCAGCTTGGAGCTTCGCCCCAAACGTGGGCATAGCGACCGCTGCGATCAACGATCAGTGCGATGTGTATAGCCATGTTGTGTGGTGGTGTTGGGTGAGGTAATGTCGATGCCAAGTACGGCACCGACAGTGAGTGCAGAGATGATCATGGCAAAGGCTGCCACAATGATTGATCCACGGCGTGTCTCATGAGACGCACCGTAAGAATCAACGTGGACAAATCGGCCTTTGCCGAGAGAGATAATTTGCTTCATGTCAGTTAGTTGCAAGGATGTACCGAATACATACGTATTCAGGAAGGATGAAACCTTCCGGCACTTCGTCATGCCATACTCCTTTGATTTCAATGTCTATACATCCGTTGTTGTGTACGAGACGACTGGCTCTAATGCCGTTCGTACACCAAACGAGGTAAACAACATTGGTGTCAAACGACAGATAATAATCTGTCGGACGGATGTCAAACTCTTCCAGTGCATCCTGGATTTCTTGGTTGTCAATAGTAATTGGCATGTGATTAAGATGTTGGGCAAATGTTGAGCAGGATGTTGAGTCCTGCAAGAAAAGCCCTGGTAACCCAAGGCCCTTGATGCAGGAGTCAGCAGGAGTCAGAACGCAATCTCTTCAAGAGTTGGTTCGATAGTTGGTGCCACAACCTCAGGTTTAGGCCTGGGTGCAGCACCGATAATAGCCCTCACTCGAGTGAGTGCAAGCTCAGGGTACTTGAGTTGATGCATCAGTCCATCCTTCAGGTAGTGCGTACGAATGCTGCTAATGCGCACGTCGTACTGACTGAGGATGAGCTGGTGTCCAACAACGAGTGTGCCATTGTTGTATGCAGTCAACAACCCGTTGGAATTGTTGAACCGGACTCTGCAAGCACCGTCGTACATGTCGTTAACTGCCATGGTGATCGCAAGGAACTCGCGACCCTCGTGCAGAACTTTCTCCATGTAAGTGATGTTGCCAATGATGGTGTTGCTCAGCATGGAATTGAATTGACAATGGGATACAGGATGTTGAGTCCTGTAGAAAACCTACCGCCGATACGAATTCGTATCAACGGAAGGTTAAGTACAGAAGTCAGTCTGCGTTTTGGCGTTCCCAACGTAGCAAATCTCGGTTGAGATTCACCTGGCGTTGGAGTACCACGCAGAATGGTATGACGTCTTCAAATTGACAGGCATGATCCTGCCATTTGAAAAAGATTTCGAGTGCAGCTTGACGCTGCTGCTCAAGATCTTGGTCAATGACAGGTGCATCTCTCCTGGCAAGCAGGCGAGCGTCCTGCGTGAGTAAATGTTCAACAGCTTTAGGAGTCATGTGAATCCAAGTGGTGTGAATTGAATGCAGACAATGAGGTCTGCAGAAAAGGGCCGTAACCCCTTAGTGCAAACGTCAAAAGTCAGTCTTCTAACTTATTGATGTACACAAGTAGTTGATCGAAAATCTCAGAGAGATCTTCATCACCTGTAGTACGTACTAAGTCAGCCATGTCGGTTGTTAAAGACATTAGCTGTGCAAGTTGATTGTTAGTCATGCGTCAGCCTTAGGTGTGATAACGAATGCCATGTCGTTCGGCATCATGAGTGCCGCCGCACGGATACGATACTCGATCAGCTTGGCACCAACAATAGACATGTTAGGTGCCTTGGCATTCTCGATAGCTTTAGCAGAGAGCTTTAGAAGCTCAGCAGTGTTCTTACGCAGGTTGAGTGCAGTCATGTTGAGTTGAGTTGTAAGCCACCTTCAGTGGGTGGCAATTGTTGAGTGGGGGATTTGATCCCCCGACATCACGCCTGGTCAGATGACCATCTCAACATCGGACATCATCATCTCAGGAAGGATGAGAAGTCTGATGTCATGGGTACCCTGGACGCCATCATTCAACTCTGGTGAGTTGTAGATGTGGTCCAATTGTGCGGCATCTTCCAATGCATCGACGTACTCGTTGGCTGAGTACTGACGGTACTGTTTACCGTCAAGTGTGATGAAATACATGTCAGTGAGTGGGATAGTTGTTAGCGGCGCACCAGTCCATATGGAGCTGATGTGCAGTCTTGGGCCAATCATGTGTCAAACACTGTTTGGCAGTTGCTTTATCCAACTGATGAATAATGATGGGGCTGATAGCACCCATGCTTACCATCCAGATGGATACGCTGATTACGATAAATTTAGTTGGGCTCATGTTGCGTTAAGTTGAGCCACACTTAGTGTGTGGCAATAACTGGGCAGGGGTTTGCACCCTGCCTCCCGCTTTTACGGATCAATCGTTCTCGTATTCACTACACGCTGTCCATATGCGTTCTTCTTCACATTGGCGCATGTACTTGATGATTCCTTTAATCTCATCAAGTGTTAAATGGCCGGTTGGATTGCGCATACCTGGAAACCACACTTCATACGTGGGTTCTTGCCCTGGATTGTTAGACGCCATTAGTCCTGAACCTTGCGGTCCGGTAACAATGGATATCTCACCAACCAAAGCATCAACGTAAACCAGGTGATAACCACCAGGTACGTTGGTATGTTGTTTCCAACCTGTAGTCAGATCCATGGATAACTCCATGTGTGCGGTGCCTATCTCCGCTGAAGGCAAGTGTTAAGTGGGGGGATTCGATCCCCCGGCATCACGCCCGGTACTTAACGTTCGGCAATCATCTGAACCAGAAGATTGATGTAGATTTCTGCATATGTCATGTGCGGAAAATTATGTTGAATATGGCGCGTAATAATTGTTGCGTTGTCTAACTCTTGTTCAGTAAAATACTGACGGAGTTGCTGGTATGTAGTTGTCATGATGACGATAAAACATGCGGTACCCATCTCCGCTGGGGGTAATAACTGTGGGAGGGTTTGCACCTCCCAACCCGCTTTAACGGATCAGCTGCTGTACTTCAGATCCCACTCTTTTTGTGCCTGACGGCACTCAAAGCAAGGCTGTGAACCGCATGATCGCCACCTAATAGTGGAGCTGTTTGGTACTTGTGTTACGTGCCGAAGCACAGGTCGGCTGTACCTCCACCACCCCGGATTGCCGGGATGATCTTCCTGAAATTGAACAATAATTGCGCGCTTGGCCACAGGAATCTCCTGTTGTGCGGTGCCTATCTCCGCTGGAGGCAATAACTAAGGGAGGAATCGAACCTCCCTTGACCCACCAGGGTTAGCTAAAGGTGATCTTTCGACCGCTCGAAGTTGAGCGTCCGTAGTCACCAGTGATCAAGCTGTCAATATGCTTGTTTCTGCGTTGAACAGCAGCAGCAGCAGCATTGATCTGATGTTCGGCCAAACCTGCAGCCATCTCATGGTTGAACACAGTCCAACCAGCGCTTACAGCTTTGCCGAGTGAAGAGCGAAGTCCCATGGTCCTCTGAAGCCACACTCAGTGTGTGGCAATAACTACCAGGGGGTTTGCACCCCTGGACCCGCTTGTACGGATCAGTAGTTTGGTTCAAGGGCGTTGGTGTAGCAGAGCCACTGTTTCAGTACGTCCTGCCGTTTGCCTTGGACCTTGTATACAACTTCGTCATCCTCGATCCATTGACCGATGATGTACCAGTTGGTTCCAGGTTTCTGTGCCACCGTGGTAGCCCAGTCCAAAACGTCTGATTGGTTGTACATTGTCCAGGTCTGCCATCCTTTAGCCCTTGCTTCTTGTGCGGCTTTCTCTGCAAGCTTGTTGCAAGTGACGCCGTGATATTCGCGACCCGACAAGCGGACGCGGCGAATCTCTTTGGTTAGCATTGAGTTGACCTCAAGTTTGCAATGGAATGTCTGCGTTGTACGGATGCGCAACCCCCGAAAACCCAGTATTGACAACAGTTCTTCCTGAAAACAGGAGGAGAGTGTAGCTAAGCATATCGCAGCGCGATACGGGATTATATCAGCTGAATGTCTTAGTTCTTACTGTTGGTTGAGGCTTGATAGGGACGACAGTATATATTTGCCCGCTCGTCGCACTAGCGAACGAAGTGAGCGGGTATAACACTATCGTTATAACGTAGTTAGGGGATTATTGGTGCCACCGCACCCCCTCCTACTCTCACTGCCACCGCCGCCATTCTTTTTTTTCTCCCCGTGATCGCATTCGGGTGGGTGGGTGGAGAAGCGTCAGGAAAATCTAGTCCCTTTTTGGGGTCTATACGGCCCCTCTTTTAAGTAAAAGTGCGATTGTGTCATGTAAAACAAGGTTTATCCCAAATTTTTAGACAAAAAAGCCGGGGTCATTTACCCCGGCCGATATTTAAAAGTCCTTATATTTCTAAGATTCCTTTTTACGCTTGTACGCGAGGGTTGCGTTCATTGCTTTTTTGAATGCTTCTTCGTCTGGCAACTCATATGCCAGTTCTTTTTTGGCTGAAGTCACAAAATCACGCACTTCAAACGGATCAGTATTCTTTTCAGCCATCCCAAGAGCCCTATCTTTAATTGCTTCAAGAGCTTCGACCCGTTTTTGGCGTGTACCGGCGTCCATCCCTGGAATCAAATACGTTATTGTTTCACTATAGCGCCCATGTTTTCTAGATTTGTCAACAATAGAATGTTGACATATCAAATAATCAGGCAATAAACCTTTAATTACATGACTCCTGAGCAATACGCGTACTATCAACAACCTCAGCAGCAAGAAGAAGGTGGATTGCTTGACTTTTTGGGTAAAGCCGCCCTTGCAGCAGGTGCTGTAGCCGGCGGTATTGCTGGAACACGCTACTTAAGGGGTCGTATGGCCCAGCAGGCCCCTCCGCGTGAAGCTAAACGCCCTGGCGCACCCAACTATGAGGCGGTGCGGCGTGCGGCTGCAACTCAAATGCCGGAGAACCCAAAGGTAACAAGGTCACAAACACCACCATCCCCTGGCTCCACTGCCGACCGAGTGCGTCGCATGGAGCAAATCACCCGTGAAGCCCGTGCTGAGCGGATGCCCGGGGTAATTCAGACCGACCTTGCCTCATTAGTTGCACAAACCGGTGCTCCTTCCCCGTCATTAAGCGCTGTACCCGTCAGTGCCACACCCGTACGCCCAGTCACCGGACCGATTGTGACTGATTTGTCACGTTTACAAGGTCAAGCAACTGAATTACCGTCTACTTACTACAGTCGTCAACCAGGTTCTTTTGCAGACATCACTTCTGCACAACGTGAAATTACTGGTGTCAATGCAGCAGAGCGTTTGTCACAAGATCCAGAGTTATTGTCGCTTGTTCGTCAACAAAAAGCAGAAGAGCTGTCAGAAGCCCGCAGTATGCAGGCAAAAGCTCAAGCTGAGTACCGTAACTTAATTCGTGATACAGCAGAAGAAAAAGTTTTAGAGCCACTCCGTGCTACACCTAAAAACTTCCTACAAGAACGCCTGGAACAATCTGGATATGTTCCCACGCAAGTTGAAAAACAACAATCAACTGCTGCGGTAATTTCCGATCAATCAGTTAATGCCGTTTACTCTGCAGAAGATCAACAAACAGGGCGAGTAAAACAACAACTTCAACGTAATGAGGATGTTGACCTGTCCAGGGTTGACCTTCTGGAGGACATGGCAGAAGCTGACCGTCAAGCCATGATTCAAAATGCAACTCCATCTGAAATGATTGGATATGAAGCAGATGCTCCAATTAATCGAGTTGCTGCACAACTTCCAGATGGTCTTCCTGTTGATCAGGCAGAAGATTGGGGATTAAACGTACTTGATCTTCAAAACAAACAATCTTTTCGTATTTCCCCCAGGGCTTTAAGCCAAGAAGAAATTGGTGATCCCCTGGCACAACAAGCGCGTCAATATTTACGTGCAAAAGAAATTGATACAGATTTTGATTACTCTGCGGAGAATAAAATTCAAGCAGCACAAGTTCAAGATCGTGTAGAAAAAGCAAGAACTCTTCAAGCGCAAGCCGAACAAATTCTTGCTGACATCAGGAATGAAAATCAACTGCCACGCGAGCAATTGTCACCCGAACAATTTGCCGCAGAATTTAACAAAACTTACAGAGAAGAATTAAACGATCAATTACAACTTGTTGACAATGCTCGCCAACGCGCTGAATTACGCGATGCGCCAACTACAAATTTAGGTGAAGACATTGATTCTTTATTGACAGGTGGCGCTGTTCCAATTGAAACCACCATGCGCGGCAAAGCTTTGCGTGGTGGTAAACCTGGTGTTACTGGCGATGTTGTTTATCAAGATGCGGCTGGTGAGTTTGTTTCTGCCGATACAGGGTTAAAAACCAGGTTAAAACAAGGTACGGAATATAAAATAAAAGCACAACTTTTAAATGAACTTAATAGAGCTTCCGATGAAGACCTAACGGAATTGATTACAATGGGCCAGCAGGCCTCAATGAATCAATATCTAAAAAATCTTGTAACATCTAAATATACAAAATATGGCGCAACTCAACAATTAAACTTGCCTGTTCAATCTGTTGATCCTGAAAAAACTTTTGGTAGTGCATTTGATGAAGAACTTGCCAGAATGGCGTCTGAAGTTTTGCGTACTAGGGCATCCAAAAGAGCAGAACCTACGTCTTTACAGTTAGATGCTTTGGATCGCTCCAGGGCTGCTGTTGCTGCCTCGCAAGAGGTATTGCAGCAAGCTCGTAATCTGCGCCCAACGGTTCCCTCTGGACCTGCACAAGACGTAGCTCGTTCAATGGAAACGTTAAGGCGCGGAATGATTGTTGATCCTTCTGAGCCACTCCCCGTGCTTCCGAGTGTCACTCAACTTAGAACTGGGTATACCACTGACGAAGACCTTGGCCCAATCCTGGGAGCTGCTGATGTTTATACAGGAGCTGCCGCCGAAGCTGCTGGCCCTGTAATTTTTACAGGCAAAAGCAAAGCAAATAGCGTCATTCGTCAACCACGCATTACTGGCGCCATTAAAACGCCAACAGGTCGTTATTTAACTCAAGACAATCCCGATGTCTTGGGTACTGTTTACAACGTTGCAGGTACTCGAGCAAACCGTGCAATTTCAACTCAAGTCGAAGCAAATGCCCAGGCTTTCTTGGCAGACGCTTTGACGGGCGGTCTTCAAGCAAAAGTTATTGCATCTCCGGAAAGGTTTGTAACTCCAACAAGAACGCCATTAAGGCAATTAGAACTTTTACCTGATCCTGGTGAATCAGCCCAAGTATCGCGCAGGTCTCCGTTACGTCTTAAGTCAACGCTCGGCCTCCCTGGTCAAGATCCCAGCAAACGTACCCTTTATGCGCAATATCAACCGGGGCGTAGTGCGTTAACTCCTTTAAGCCCGTTCATTGGTGATATGCCCGGCGGCACCGTGGTTGTTCAACCAACAACAAGTGTTACCCCTGGTGTCCGCCGTGACATTGGAGCCCCTTCTGAAAGTTTGAATTTAACTCGCCGTGGCGAGAAAGCTCGTTATTACAGCAATGAGCCACAAGAATTTTTTGTGACTGGATTAGAGCCTGCCCCAATTGGTCCATTAACGCAGTCCCCAGGTTTGTCTCGTATTGGCGGTTGGACAGAACAAGTAGTAATGGGCGCTGGTTTACAGCCGGTTATTCAAACTACTACTCAAGGACAAAACATTGCTTATCCACGGATGGATAAACTTGTTACAGCAGAAGGCTTCCGTGGTGGTAAAGTTACCAACATCCCACCGTATGGCATTGATCCTGGTGCTGAAGATTGGAGGAATGACCTTATGCGATCTGCGTATAGGCGCGGTGGACCAATTCGCACTTACCAAGGATAATTTCGGTAAAGTTAAAACAATCTCTTAAAACAATGGCTGAAAAAAAGAAAAACAAAAAGTGGATCCAAGGCGCTGACATCAAAGAAGGCGCCTTTACAGCTAAAGCCAAAAAGAAAGGCATTACTTCTGCCCAGCTCCAGGAGAATGTTCTTTCCAATCCGGATAAGTACGACGAAAAAACGGTGAAGCAAGCACGGCTTCGCCAAACGTTGGTAGGATTAAAGAAGAAAAAAGACCAGAAGAAATCTGAAGGCTGATGGCAAAAGATGACAGGCTTGATCTAGGTCGTTACATTCAAAACCCATTTAATCGCCGTGGTGAAATTGCCAAACGATTAGATTTTGACGACTTGTTTCGCTCCGAAGCGGAAACCGGCCAGTATCCCTGGAACCCATCAAGGTTTGGTCAACAAGATTTAATGCGTCGTGCCATGACGCGTAAGATCACCTTAAACCCGGATCTTGACTTTGTTGGTAATACACCATTCTTTGATGACAACAGCAAAGTAACCGAAGCATATGACATGTTTGGCCTAGGGACGTTTGATCGTCCTACTGCTTACGATTTTGAAGAAGGTCGACCAAAAACTGCGCAGCGCCCCCAGGACCAACCTGACTTCAATCCTCAATGGATTGAAGCATACAAACTTAGTCCAACACTAAATCCAAGTAAGGTCGCTAAGAATCCAATGCCACGGATGCGTAATCCGGATCCTAATGGATACTTAATGGCAATGGCAGAAAAACGTGCGGAGAACGAGGTTAAGGATAAACCGTCAATTGCTCAACTTCTTGATCGTAAAGGCGTCATGAAATCAATGCCGGTCAAGGAAGAAGAAAAAGAAGGCGAGGACACTGTCGACGAAGAATCAGTTGAAACAAATACCTCCCCCGGCAAAACACTTAAATAACTGATCGTAAAATAAGCAAATAAGAAGTATAAAAATGTTGGGACTAGCTGGAAGAATTGGGGCTGCATTGCAAGGTGTTAAAAACGCCCCTGTTATCCAGCAACGTCTCGCTGGTGGCGGCAAAGAATTGTTGGGACATTCTGCGCTCGGCGGTTTGTGGTCAGGTGCATCCACTGCAATGTTTACAGGCAATCCGGTTGCAGGACTTGCGGTTGGCGCAGCCGATGCCCTGTTAAGTGCGGGTGCGGCCAAGCAACTTGGTAAAATTAATCCCAAGCTTGCGGGTAAATACTACACCGTTACTCCACCGGGTAGCAAGGTTAGCCATCAAGAATATCGACCAAGTGGTCCTCAGTCTGCATTGATGATTGGTACATCGATTGCAGCACCAATGCTTGTGGAACCTATTTTTGCTTCCAGTCAAATTGCAGGTTTATCTCAACAGGAACTTCAACAGCTATCTGCAGAACCAGTTGTAATGGATCAAACGGCAACTGCTGAACAACAATTAATGCAGCGCCAAGCAATGAATCCTGGAAGCCAAGAAGCATTATCACCTGGGACGATGTTTCAAATGCAAGGCGTCGAATCAAGTCTTTTCCGTGGCGCCATTGATCCATATGCACTGACCAGGGGGGCAATGTAATGAAGAAAGAAAATCTTGTACAACAACTTGGAAGCATCTGGGAAGACATCAAACTTGGTGCACGTAAAGCCGATGTAATTCAAGCTGGCCAAAAAGGTGTGTACACAAAAAGTGCCCCAGGTACCAGCGCAGGAGGTGCAAATGCTGCATATAAACCCGGTGCATCTTCTGTTGGATCGGGACTTGGTTACGGCCAAAGTATTCTTGATCCACGTTTTAAACAATCGTTAGCAGCAGAAGGTGTGACCCTCCGTGGCACACCAGCGCAGTTCTTAGGTGCTTATACCTCACGTCTCGTTGTGGACGCCGCTAATGACGGCACACGTACCTACATGTGGCGTTACAATCACCCGCTTGCCGTATCGCAGGCAGGTGTTGGTTTAGGCATTAATGAAAAGGTAATTCCCTCCCCCACAATTCGTGCTGCCACTGCACTTGCAATTGCTGCTCCAGCTATTTCAGCCGCTGGCACATTTGACATTACTAATCCAGAAGAGCAGTTTCGGCCTGAGGGGTACGCTCAATCTTATTCACCAAAAGGCGCAGAGGATAGGCGTCAAACCGGACAACCTGTTCAAGAAATGTTTGAACGTTTCTTTTTAGGGCGTACTGGTGATCCGTTGAAATATGAAACAGCAAAACAAGACATTCCAAGTCTTACTCCCCAGCGTTACGGTAACTACATGAATTACTTGTACAACGATAAGGGCCTGCTTGGTCTTGGTATTATCAAAGGAACCACAGAAAACCTACAAGGTAATCCCGAAGTTCGCATGCTTGGATTTCCAGTTACCTTACCAATGGTTGGCGGCTTTACTGCAGGTACTCTTGCTGCACGGCAGGCGGCTATTGCTTTGAATCGACCAGGTACTTCACCAGTTAAGAAATTATTGGGAACCATTGCCGCAGCAGCAGGTGGCTCAGTGGCTGGTGTTGCGGCAGGCAATCTTACCAATGCCGCAATTGCTGCAGGCAATCGACCACAACTGCCTACAACTTCTGAGTATTCTTCTTACACTCCTCAGTGAAATAGCAGTGATAGAATTTAGCAATAACAAATATTCCAATAATGGCAAACGTTACAGGAAGCGGCGGTGCTTCTATGGATCCAGGGGACCTGCAACGTCGGATGCAACAGGACCCTGGCTTTCTTCAACAAATCATGAATTACCTTGGCGGGGGCGGTGCTTCCCAGCCGGGTGTTCAAGTTACTGGTGGTGGGGCAAGTAGCACTCGTCAAGGGTTTCCTATTACGGGCGGCGGTGGTGGCGGTGCGCAAGTTACCGGATCTACTTTTGGAACTGCCGGAGCAAATGCAGCCCCAGGGACGGGAGGAGGCGCCTCTTCTATTCCTCCGATGGGTGCAGCTGGTGGTGGCGGCAGTGGACGCCCTCCTGTGACAGGTGCGGGCGTTTCAGCATCCCCCCCTGGCGGAAATAGCGGACCCGGTATTAACCTTGCCGGGATGCGTGATCAAGCAAGGGCAAGTCAGTTGGGTCAGTCTGTTTTACAGAACACCGGTAGAACAACTTTACGTGGTGCAGGATTAGCACTCGCTGGTAAATACGGCCCCTTGATTGGTGGTGGCCTTGCTCTTGCACAAGGTGATGTACTTGGTGCGGCCGGTACTGTTGCTGGTGGTTTACTTGGTGGTGCTGTTGGCGGACCCGTTGGTTCCATCATTGGTGCCACAATTGGTGGCGGCGCGACTAAAGCTCTTGCCGGTGGTGCTGCCAAAGCTGTTGAAGCAGTAACTGGCGCAAAACGTGAAGCAGGACAATCTGGGATTCTTGGTGGTGCCATCCCCGGTCTTACCACGGGCGATCTTCAAGCAGCTGAAGCACTTCGTAGTGGCAACGTCAAAACTGCTGAACAAATGCTTCCGCTTTATCAACAGTATCGCGGCGTTGACATGCAGAACCAAATGCAGCTCAACCAACAACTTGGTCAACTCACTGGCGCATTAAACCGTCAGATGTACGCTGCACAACTTGCAGGCGGTGCACAGCAACAGGCTGGTCAAACAGTGCGCGATATTCTTGCTTCTTCTAATCCTTATGCTGCTTCCGTCTTTAGGGCTGGTTGATCATGACCCAATCACCTTTTGATTTAACAAAATTTAGAAGTGACCTTGATCAACTTAAGGGTTTAACTCCTGAGCAGCAAGATTTTGTTTTAAAGCGTTTATATCCAGAAAGGTCTCCAGACTCGGAGCTGTTTGGAGGATTGCTGGAGCGAGTGGAACGTTTAAACAGTACAGAAGAAATCAGCAAACGCTTAACTCTTGCAAATGAACTTGACAAAGATCGCATGAGGGAAGCTGGTAAATACAAAGCCCTGTTTGATTTACCAAATACGCTGATCAACGCATACTCTGTTCCCTCCAGGATTCAAGCCCAAGGTGCAGCTGATATTGCGCAAATGATGTCCCAGGGTGCTGCAAACATTCCTCAGTTGACAAACTATCAACGCGGTTCGTTTAACTTCAGTCCGAATCGTTATTTCTAATGTGAATGACAGTAGACTGTAGAAATGGAATTTCCCAACTATCTTTCTTCTTTTAGCAACACAAACTTTAATTCGTTTACCCCAGTTGCTTTTGGTGAAAATACAGGGAGTTTAAGCAAAGGAGTAAGTAAAAGAGGAAAAATGGCTTTTGATCCGATTACATTAGGTTTGGCTGGCGGAAGCGCACTTGCTTCTCTATTTGGCGCAAATAGAGCAGCTGATACGCAAGCACAAGTTGCCAATGCAAAGATGAGGCTTGGGGCCGACCAGCTCAAATGGCAGGTGATGCTTGGCCGCGAACAAGGATATGGCCAAGCTGCCCAGGAAATGGCAGGCCGCACCGCACAAGGCACCTGGATGCCAGACCTGGAACTTGGCAGGCAGATGTTTGCGAAGAAGTTTGAACGGGGCCCACTTGCTGAAATGGAATCAGCTACTTTATCTGATCGTGCTCGCCGTGGTTTTGCCCTTGAAAATTCTCTTGAAGCACGCGAGCAAAGTCAAAGAGAAAACAGGGCTGCGTTAAATCGTTCCCTGGCTGAAAAAGAAGCCGTTATGGCTGGCATGTTTGGTCCCATTGCTAGACCTAATTTGAGCACAACGTTCGTTTGAGGATTAAATCATGGGTGGCGGCGGCACTAGGGTTGAATACAAATCCCCTGAAATTCCAAGGGACAATACTTTTGCTGAGTATTTAAAGTACCAGCAAGAAAGAGAGGCGCGTGCAGAGCAGCGTGCTGATACGGAAAAAGCAGAACAAAAAGCAGCCGCCGAGGCACGTAAATCATCTGGTGCAGCTGCATACTCCGGAATGCGTTCCGGAATTGAATCTCAACTTCGTCAGGGTTTAATTTCGTACAACGATGCAGCGTCACAATTACGTGATTATGCATCCAAATATGATCTTTCTCCACCGGAGCAAGACGTTGCCGGATTGACGGATATCTATACGAAAGAACTCCTCCCTGGTCGGCGTGCCACAGGCATTACGTCTGCGTATAAAGAAGTATTGGGTCGAGAGGCTAAAGAAGAAGAAAAAACAGAAGCACTGGAACGTTTTAATCAGGGCTACTACAGTACCGTCCAAGATCTTCGAGATTCTCTTGCAAAGAGTACTGAGTATCAAGATAAGTTCAACAATAGCTATCTTGATAACTACTACGACACAATGTATGGCAAGCAGGCGACTGACGCTGCTGGCAAGAAAACAGGACAACGTACTTTTAAATTTGACAAAAATTTTCTTCCTACTTACGCAGACGCAACCAAAGCAAGGGCTGGGGTCCAGCTGCCAAACTTTGCTGATAGCTTCACGGGGACTCCCAGTGAAATTGAAGAGAACCTACAAAACGTACGTGACACCCGCAAGTATCTTTACAGCGCCGGGTTGACCAACCTTCAAGGGGAGATCGACAAAGAAACCCAGAAGTTGAAAAATGAAGGCTCCAAAGAAGTTGCCAAGATTAATTCCTTTGGCAGTGTGGCATCAAACCTTGTTTCTGGTTTCTGGAGCTAATCTATTTCCAGTTAAATTACCCTTGTTATAATCGTTTTAGTCCGCAAGATATTTAGATGTCTGCCACTCCTACTGGTCAAGATCCTAACGACAACTATTTTGACATCAACAAGTTTGAGCAGTTACTTGAACGGCTTGAAGGTTCTAAGGGTCGTCAACAGCGCCAAAAATCCCTTGAAAGCCGCCGTGACATTTATGCTCAAGGTTTGGCTTCAATGATGTCCAATTTCTGATTTTTTCTTGTAAACTATCTAAGCCATGACAAGCAGTGTACCCTCTGGTCAAACAGACGTTGACGACTGGTTTGATCTAGACAAGTACCGCCAGGCTGCTGGTGTGGCTTACGAATTTTCCAAGAAAAAAATGGAGACTGCTGGTGAACAAGAACGTGAAACCATCGGTAAGGGCGCAGAAGAACAACGTAGCTCTGCCGAACAAGGCCAGCAGTTCAAGCAACGCGACGAAGAGCGGGATTACGGGCAGGCCCAACGAGCTTATCGATATTGAGTTATTTGATTCCTGGGTTGACAATCTCGATGCGTCAACTCAGGAAACATTTTGCTCTTTTGCTAGCAACAACTATTCCGTAGTCGAAGTCTACTTGTATGCCCGGTTCCTACGGTATACAGGTAGCATTACTGCGTGTGAGCTTTGGGTCCAAAACAATTACCCTAAGGCCGATCATCGTCAAAAACTTCTGTATGAAATTGACGAGATGCAGGAGGATGTTCGCAAACTCCGTGAAGATGTTGAGAACGGCAATGTTAAACGTGATGCAGGCGTTGCCCGCATTGCGTCAATGCAAAAAGAAATCCGTGGTCACATCGAACAAATTGACCGATTCACTGGCATGAAAGATCGCAAAGGTCTGTTAATGGCTGGTGCCGATCGTGCCATTCGTGAACTCCTATCCGTCTTCAAGGATGATCCCATCGAGATCCCCCTGGAAGAAGCGACCATGAGTGTGTGGGCAAAAATGCAACTTGACGAATAACTGCCTTAAAATATTAAAGTGCAATACAACATTGTTAACAGATAACTGATTTAAATGGCTGGTAAAGTTCCTCCGCAGTTTCTTGCGCACCTTAAGAAAAAAGATGCAAAGAAAGAAGACGGCACTGAGATGTCGGACAAGGAAAAGCGTAAGGCCGCTTTAGAAAAAGCACGTAAGTATCAAAAGCAAAAGGCCAAAAAACAAGAAGACAAAAAGTAAGGTAGTATTCAGTAATACTCTGAATTACTGCTGTGCCAAGCTATACGCATCTTGCTTACCGCCGCAATGCTCAAGCCGCCGCACGCAGACAGCAAATACGCAAGCCACGTAACGCAGAAGCACTGAAGAAAGCCCAGGAAGATTTTGGCTTCTTCTGTGAATACGTAGCAGATAAACCACCGGCTGCTCATCACCTCAACTGGCATCGACACTTCGTCACAGAGGAGGACAGCAGTTGCCTCATTAAGATCGCTGGTCCCAATGTGGATCTCCTGGCGCCCAGGGGTTCTGCCAAGTCCACAGTGTTGGGTCTGCTTACGGCGTGGGCCATTGGCATCCATACGCACGCAGGGTTGCCACTGCAGATTCTGTATCTGTCCTACACCGTTGACATCGCTCGTTCCAAATCTTCCACCATTAAACGCATCATTGAAAGCAAACGATACCAAGAAGTTTTCCCTAAAGTTCGCCTTCTGAAGAACGCCACCAGTAATGAGTACTGGTCAATTGATCACAAGTTTGCTGGCATTGACGTAACAGGCGACGAACAGTTTACGCTTTGCGCAGCAGGCCTCAAGGGTTCGGTGACTTCCAAGCGTTCGCACTTGGTCATGATTGATGACGCCATCAAGTCAGCCGCAGATATTGCCAACCCTGACATCAGGAAACAGATGCAGGACAACTGGAATGCTGTGATTGCACCCACCATGTTTGAAGGTGCACGAGCAATCTGCCTTGGTACTCGCTTCAGACACGATGACATTCACTCCACAACATTTAATGAACAAAACAACTGGCAACAGATTATCCTTTCAGCAATTCAAAACAATCCCATTTCCGGCGAAGAGGAATCGTATTGGCCAGACATGTGGTCATTGGATTACCTGAAGGAGAAAAAACGGCAGGCACCAATTGCTTTCTCGTTCCAGTACATGAATCAAGTCATCCGGCAGAACGAACTTTCGCTGGCTCCGGAGTTAATTGTAAAAGCGGAAATTGCAACGGAGTTTGACGCCCTTGGGGTTGGGGTTGACCTCTCCGCTGGCACTAAAGAGAAAAACGATTACACAGTTATGATTCTCGGTGGTCGCATTGGCGACCGCATTCATATCATTGATTACCGACGTATTCGCGTCATGGGTAACCTTGAAAAACTTGATGCCCTCAAGGAGTTGTTGAATGATTGGTCAGTGATTGCCAAAGACGAACAAAGCGGTTTGTATTACCCCAGCTATTCAACGTGTGATATTTGGAGTGAGGCCGTACAGTATCAGGCTTCTCTGGAGGCAGACTTCAAGCGTGTTTGCTTGAACAATGAAGGCCTCTACAATTTAATTTGGCATCCCGTCAAAGGTTTCAGGGCAGATAAGTTGGCTCGTTTCCGTGGCATTATGGGAATGTTTGAGGACCGCAAGATCATCTTCAATCGTTTTCGTAACTTCACCAATATGTTTGAAGAGCTTACCAACTTTGGCGTAAGTAGTCACGACGATTGTATTGATGCATTAGTATGGTTAGTAACAGGCCTTGCCCGAAAAGGTCAGTTACATCTTGATTATTGAAAATGGAACGAACAAACCCAGAAACAGGCGAGCCTTGGAAGTATGGCGAAGTTGGTCCAGATGGCCGGATATTTCTTGCCTATAGAAGAAAATCACGCATAAATAAAGATGGTACATATCAAATGAATTGGCTGTCCCCAGAGTCATGGGAAAAGCGCAAAGAATACTACAAAAAAAGTGTAAGAGAAAACCATAGCAAAAACATAAAAATTATTCATGAAGAAAAACTAAAACAAGGTTGCGCTTGCTGTGGTTACAAAGAAAGTGCTTATGCCCTCGACTTTGATCATCTTGATCCAAGCTCTAAAGTTGAAGGTGTTTCAAGAATGTCGTCTAGAAACATTGAAACAATAAAAGAAGAAATTTTAAAATGCCAAGTTTTATGCGCCAACTGTCATCGCATCAAAACGCATGATATAGAAGCTTTCAATAAGCTCTGTATTAAACACAATCTTTAACGCTCTCGTCTGGCTCGTTACCGGATTAGCAAGAAAAGGACAGCTTCACCTCGATTACTGACTCTTAGAATATTAAAAAACCTTGGATTCGTGGGACCAGAGTATTTAGCTATTGCTCTTACGGCAGTGATCTCAGCTGCGACAGGTGGCTCCTGGGTAATGAGTAAGCTTATGAGTCGCCTGGGCGAAAGAATTAATTCACAAAACCGAAGGGTGGACCTCTTGGAAGACCAGGTCAACCGCATGCCACTGGACTACGTGCTCAAGGTGGACTTCTTAAGGGAAATTCAAGAAATGCACAACAATTTTCGCGAGATCAATAATAAGCTTGATAAACTGATGGAAAAGCTTTTGACCAAATGAGCTACATTCTTGAAGTACAAGAGGACGAAAACGGAGATCAATACATTATTTTGCCCGACGAAGTGATCGAAGAGTTGGGTTGGCAAGAAGGCGATGTTTTAAATTGGGATGTACGCGGCGAAGGTATCGTAATTTCCAAGGTAAATGACGCTTCAGGTTACGAAGTTTTAGAGGACTAGAATAAGGGAAAACCAGATAGTCACATGTATTACGGCGGAGAATCTAACGTCCCTGGGGCCCCCGGTAATTTACTTGCTGGTAACCCAAGTTTTGATATTAGGCGTACACCAGGTGCGTTGGGTGGTAGGTCGGGTGAACAACTGCGTCGTTTATATGAAGGCGGTACACAACAAAATCAACAACTCAACGACGAGCTAATGAGACGCGGCATCAAGCCCGGAGCTGGCCCTCAGCTCCCTATGGCGTTTGGTTCCAGCAATTTACCTGGCGCTATCGGTAATATCCAGGGGATGGTCGACGCTTATCAGCTCGGCCAAGCTGGGTTTAATTCCAAATTTGTTTCGTGAGGAAACGCTATGAAAACTAAAAAACTTGTAAAGCAAGCGCTGCATCATCCAGAGCTTTATTCCTCTGCCGAACTGGTGTATTTTGGCAAATGGTTAGACCTTAAGAAGCAGGCAAAAGCTGCTAAGATTGAGTCAAAGAAAAAGGAAAATAGTTAATGGCCGTCGACGCTAAGTCTAGACTCAAGGAAATTATTGACTCGTATCTTGAAAAAGACGGCGGGTCAATGATTGACACTGGCGTCGTAGCTTCACACCTAGCGCAGATGAAATTATTCGGCATCCGCCAGGGTGTCGAGTTTTTTCCTGTGCAGGATAACTTTGGCAATCAGCGCAAAGACTTTATTGATCGTGTAATTAAATACAACTCTCTCGACATCCGCTTCGATTCGATCTGGGATTATTCACTTTGTGATGGACAAGGTCTTTTTTACATTCGTCCAACTCAGAATAACTATCGTCTTTACTACTTTCGTAAGCATGAATATCGTAGCTATTACAACATTGATGGCGAGCTTGATGAAGTTGTAATCATCTACAGCTACAAGGTCAAGAACGGGTTTGGTTACCAGCAGGACATCGATTCCGCAAGTTTAAGTGGTCCGGCCACCATGGGGCAGGGCGGTGCAAAGCGTTACATTCGCCTTTCAATCAAACGCAAAACGATTGAAGAAACACACTCGGAAGGCGAGCTGTCGTTTGATAGCAACTACCAAGCAAATTTCGGTAGAACAAAAACGTTCATAAATACGCTGGGCTTTATTCCTTGCGTAGAAATTTTCCATAACGTCAAAGGTTTCTCTACTGAAGGTGTTGGTGAATTTGAAGCGTTAGCCAATCACATCTGCACGCATGATGAAATGGTTCGCACCATGCGTAAGAACGTGCAGTTCTTTGGTAACCCTACGCTTCTTTCATCTAGGCCTAAGACTGACTTGATGGAGGCCGGTGGCGAGAACGTTGTCCAGCGTCCTTCTATCGCAGCCAACTCTGGGTTTAGTGGCCCCAGTGGACTGAGTCAATCCCGCTTCAAGGCTGATCCCATTCACCGTGGTGTTGACGGACAGATCCGAGTTCCACGCGTCATTGCAAACCTGGAACCAAACGACCGTGTTGGTTACATTGTTCCTGATGCCATCACTGGCGACCAGAATTCTTTCGCACGTCAGTACCGAGAAGAAATTCGCACTGCCCTGGGCGGCGTTGACGAACTGTCAATTTCTGCAGGCGTGACTGCAACTGAGTACAAGTCATTGTTTGGTCGTGTTTCTGCCACGTCCAAGAAAAAGGCAATTGCTATTTACACTTACGGCATTTGCCGTTGTTTTGAGCTAATTATCTACCAAGAAGAACGTCTGTTCAAAGAAACGCTTGCCGCTGCTGCAGGATTAGAAAAACCCCTGGATCTTCCAGAGGAATCTAGTGCGGAAGACTTGGCAGCGTACAACGATGCCATGAGTGCATTTGATGATCAGGTCAAGCAGTTGATGATGGCTTGCCTTCAAACGCAGCAGATCCCGCCCGGTGTTTCTGGTTTAATTCCAGATGGCGATGTGACCATGCAGTGGCGTTGGCTTGGCCCTGTGTATGAGGATTCCACTCAAGACATACTGAACAACTCCATCGTGGTGCGCAACTTACAAGAGTTAGGTGTTGATAGCATTGAGGCACTGAAATACCTCTTCCCGTCCAAGACGGATGAGGAACGGGCCGAGATGTTATCTGGGTTTCCGTTCAGAATGGTGAATGAATTGCAGGGTGCATACTCTCAATTTGCTCGCCTTGTGGGGGGAATGATGCAAACTCCCCATCCGCAATCACCGGACTTACCGATGGCTGCGGACCCGCGATTAGATTTAACACCCTATCTATATCGCACTTTAGAAGCTTTACAAAAGGAGATGAGTTATGCAGGACGCTACCGTCCAATCGATCCCACAGACGAGCCAAGCACCAGCGGCCGTCGCGCCGAGCAGCTACGTGGTGGCAGCACCGCAAGCAGCTCCGGCCAGTTACCAGGCTCCGGCTCCGGTGGCGTATCAGGTGGGTACCAGTTACCCCCAAGCGGTACCTCAGGCAGCCCCCAGCTACCAATCCAGCCCTACTCAGTACGCCCCCCAATCCCAACCGGCGGTGGACTCGGCGGGGAATCCCTGGGAATCGGCGTTCAACAAGGTGGTGAATCTGCTGAGCGCACCAGTCCAATCCCCGTTCCAGGGTCAACCATCGCCGCCGACGACGGCGTATACCCCGGCCAATTACGGACAGTACAGCAGCCAAGCTACGCAACAATCGGCTCCGCAGACTTGGTCTCCCAACCAGGCATACTCGCCCAGCTATTCCCCAACCTCCTCCAATCAATCCTTGCAGGAGGCGGCAATTCAAATGGCGGACCTCCTGGGAATGAGCCAGGACAGTCGGTACGTGATGGACGCGTTCGGGATCGAAGCTCCGGCAGTGCTGAACAACTACGCTCTAAACCTGGAGCAAATGCTGGACAGCGCCGTCGCGTGGGGAAACCGCGCAGCTGATACCATCAAGGGTTACGCTAATTTCGCTGTTAACGAGCACCAAGAGAATCTTGCCTACAACGAGATCCTTACCAATCCCGATGTCCTGAGCGATTACACGCTTAAGTTCTTTGGTCCTGAAGGTCCGTACCCTGTGTACGAAAACGAGCAGGAACTTGAGACACGCGGTTATCCGACTCAGTCGATTGGTCAGTTCCAAGCTGGCAACTTCCCTGCTCCCCCGACAGCTGCTGCTCCGCAAGCACCTGAGAATTTCTGGGGCACTTTTGGCGAGATGATGAATCGCGATCCTCAGAATGCCTGGCGCGTCCTGAACCAAGCTCAGCCTCAGACCGTTGCAAACAAATTATTTGTAATGGAATGATTTAATGCCGGTAATTAAATAAATTATCGGCTGCTAAAATTTGTGTTAGATAAGACATAATCATGTCTGAATCTTTCACCTGACAACACACTTCCTGCGACACTGGAGGATAAAACAAAGTGTTTATTGATAACGACTTTCCAAAGATTTTAGGTGCGGAACTTTATCGTCCTCACCCTGCGTACATCGCTGAGATGGCTGTGGAGCCCGTGGTTGTCCACGACTTCACACGTCAGCCTGGTCAAACCGTTCAGTTAGACCGCTACAAGTTCTGGGGTACCCCTGGTACTAAGGATAGCCGTGAGCGTATTGCTGACCAAACGATCGGTACCGCTAACAGCCGTAACATCACCAAAGAGAAAGTTCTGGTGGTGCTTAAGGAGTACACCGGTCCTGCGGATCCGGGCGACCCGACTCAGCCCAGCACATTCAAGATTGCTCGCGAAACTCTGGTTACCGCTCAGCGCATGCTGCTGGATACCGGCAACCTGAATATGTTCCACCAGTCGATCGGTAGCCTGACGCTGCTTGACGACTATCGCCGCTGGCGTGACCGCGTGTTCATTGATGAACTGTCCAAAGCTGAAGCCAACGGTCTTGCTTCCACAACTCAAGGCGGTTACTACTTCGCTGGTAACAAGGTCAAGGATGCTTCCGGTCGTATTTCCTACACTGGTACTGAATACACCGCTGACCTGCAGCAGTTCCAGGTGCGTACCGATCTGCTGACCGTTGTTAAGGACCTGCGCAAGCGCAACGTTCCGACCTATGCCGATGGTCTGTATCGTTGTATTTGCGATCCCACGTTCATGATGCACCTGCGTCGTGACCCTGACTTCCGTGAGATCGCCCGTTACGCTGGTAATCCTGGTCAAGGCATGTACATGGGTAACCCCATGCTGCCTAACAACGCTAGCTTCTACCAAGGCCCCCAGGCTGGTCAAGCCTACTTCCTGGCTGGCGAACCTGTCATGCCTACTGGTGTGCAGTTTGAAGGCGTTAAGTTCTTCGAATCCACCAACTTCCCGATCAAGAGCATCAGCACTTCCTTTGACGGTGGTTCTACCTATGCCGTGAAAGAAGCCGCTCAAGGTTACTTCTTCGGTCCTCAAGCGATTGGTGTTGGCATCGGTGGTCCGAACGCTCAAGTTCTGATCAACAACAACGACGATTTCAGCCGTTTCATCATTCTTATTTGGCAACTGTACGCCGGTTTTGAAATCCTGAACAAGGACTTCGTGACCACCGCGTTCAGCTTCGTGCAAGATGACGGTAACATCTGATCAATAACGTAAACAACTAACAAAAGGAAAAATAAATGACCTATTTGTCCGCTAAAAAAATCTTCCCAGGCAACTGGGCAGAACCCCTGAACGGCTGGTACAAGAACATCGACTCTATTGTCGAAGCCGGTACTGCTCTCGACAGCTCCCTTGGTGGCCCCACCTCGGTCCTTGCTCTGCCTGGTTACCGTTATTTCCAGCAGCGTGGTTATGTCGCAGTGACAACCACCTCTGGTGCTGGTAGCGTCAACTCCGCTGCTGTGATCGTTCCGTCGCCCTATCGTCAGGATGACACTCGTCCCGACATCACGGGTATGGTGATCTCTGGTAGCAGCACACTGCCTGCTTACGTGTACCGCACCGCAATTTCGGTTGCCTCTGGTTGGGGTGATGGCCGTGTTGCCTCTGGTGTGTATGCCGCTACCGGTAACGTCATTTCGTTCGGTCGTAGCAACGGTGGTGCACCTGTCGCCGCTTCTGGCGTTGGTGAAGGCGTGATTCAAGCCAACATGACTTCCACTGTTTCCGGTCTCCAAGCTGGCGAAATTTACTTCGCTGGCGGCACTGCCGGTTATGGTACCAACGCCGTCCTGACCGCTACTGGCGCCGCTGGTGTCTCTGGTTCTGTGGTCAACTACCCGGTTACTGCCTCGACCACGTTGCGTGTGTTTGCTAAGGAAACTGCAAACTCCACCACAACTTCCGGTGGTTTCTACATCTCCAGCGGTGACGCCGCCGCCGGTCGTGTTGGTTACCTGGTTGTGGAAACCTGCTACGTCCAGCCTGACATTGCCCCTGGCTACGAAGACATCGAAGCTTACCTGCTTGGCCGCACTGTCAGCTGAATAAGCTAAACTAGGACCAGAATTAACATCTGGTCCTCATGCTTTACCAGCACAAAAAAACTGGCGCTCGCGTCAAAGTTGTTAGTGAGTTTGATAATGGCGATTGGTTCATGGTCGAAGATCAGGACGGTCGCCTTTACACCGCTTACAACTCTGAACTTATCCCAGATGAAGAAGCTACCAAAAAGGTAAAAACTCTTCAAGTCAAAGATAAAGCAGCCAAAGAGGACCCACGGGATTTTCCCCCAGATCACCGTTTAAATGTCAATTCCGCTACCGCACAAATGCTTGCGGATCACATTAAGGGAATTGGTCTTAAAACAGCACGTGAGATTAAAGACCTTCAGATGTCTCTGTCGGGTGAAAGATTCAATAATCTTGAACAGCTGAAGCAAATCAAGCGTGTTGATTGGAATGCGGTCCTGGCGGCCGATTTGATTAGGGTTTAATTTAAATGCATAACTCAAACAAGAGGGGTTTCAACCCCTCTTTTTCATTAGTTCATTAAATTTTTGCTCATTTCTTGTCTTTATGTGATGACAAGTTCCACAAAGAACTTGGCATTTTTGAATTTCTTTCTCCAGTCTTTTTTTGCTTAACGTGCCGCCCCTGCCGATGTTAAATTTTTTATCATAAAGATGATCAAAGTCAAGGCCTTCTGGGTGATCTTTGTATCCGCAGCAGGCGCAACCTTGGCTCACCTTTAACTCGTTCATCCAATTTCTGTTTTCTATGGAAATGCGTTGGCTTCTTTTTTTGTCATACGCTTTCTTGTGGTTTATTTGCTCAGGGCTTGTCCATACTTCCAGGAAAGTGCCGTCTTGTTTTATTTTTTTAAAATTGTAACCAGTGAACATAAAGCCGTCTTCTCGGCGATCCCCGTGCTTAAAGGCCTGCCCCGTATCCGGATTAATCCTTTTCATTCCAAAGCAGCAAAATAAAACTATAGCACCTGAAACGTTTTATTGGCGTACTTGCTGCTGATTTAATTCGCGTATAACCATCTCCACCAAGCCCCTGGGAAACCAGGGGTTTTTTAATCTTACAATGAAGAATAAAACGATACCATGGCAGGCATAACATACTTAGGACAGGTGGGTTCTACCGGGGTGTCAACCGGCCCACATAAGCATGTTTATGTGAAAGATCTTTCGACTGGACAGTATATTGACCCTTCTACTATTCGTTCTGCTTTAGCTGGCGTTCGCGTTGGCGAGCAAAGAGTACCAGCACTGATTAAAAACAAAGAAGGCAAATACGATTTCAATCCACAAGCTGGGATCAGCTTGACTTCCAAGTATGGTCCGCGTAGTGCCCCAACCAAGGGAGCTAGTTCGTTTCACCGGGGGGAAGATTGGGCTCTTCCAGAAGGAACTCCGGTTTATTTCGAAGGCTCTGGTACATACAAGCCCCTTGCTAATCAAGGTGGTTACGGCAATCTGGCAGCATTTACCACAGGGGATAACAAATACGAACTTGGTTTTGGACACATGAAATCCCTTGGCAAAGCCGGGGCTATTGCATCAACTGCACCAACTGCAGCACCGACTCAACCACAAGGGGGCACCGATTCTCGCGCTGAAGACATCATTAAAGCATTTATGTACGGTGCTCAGTTGCAGGGTAAAGAACCAGAAAAACCCAAGAAAACAATACAAGACACACTCAAAGAACAGTTGGTTGGAGGTTTAATTTCACAAGCACTCAACCCCATCGGATTCCTGGATTCTTACAGAACAAACGATCCGTTACTTATGGGTCAATCCAGCGCCACATCAGATTACCTTAATGGCCTGTTTGGTTGATTACTTGCTTTTATAATTGAAAGACAACGACACGTAGAAGTGCAGTTAAGCGACTACGACAAAAGTAGAGTTCGTTACCACCTCGGTTACTTTACTGTTTCTGTTCCGGCTGGCGATTACGCCCGCCTGGAAGAAGCAATGAATACCGTGCCGGATTCGTATTTCTACGACAAGATCGCTATTCAGTTGGGCCGTTGTGACACAGCTGAAAAGAAAACTGAAGTTGCTACTTCTCCTTCCACGCGCCTTGAAAGCATTGCTGGTGACGTTGATCGTACCATTAGATCCAGCAATGCCAAAGAAGCCTTAAAGGTTTGGGATGAGATTTATCTCTACGAAACAAACCGTTTAGCCGGCATCCTTTACGTTCCAAACTACAAGGATCCGTTCCAGGCCAGATACCGTTACGAACGCTCTGGTGCTGAATTCATCCAGGCATTACCTGGACCTGCCGACACCGCAGTTGGTTCCCGTATTTATTTACATGAGGTTTGGCGCTAATGATTCAATTACTTGGACCAGCCTTGGCAGGTGCACGCGCCCTTGGCGGTGTAGCTCAAGTCGGACGTTTTGCAGCAGGCTTAGGTTCTCTTCTCGGAGCTGGTTTGACTGCTGATGCGGCACGACGCACTACTCGTGTTGGCAGTATTCCACCTAAAGATAAATTTGGCGAGTCTTATCGTGATGCTGAGTTACGATTAGGAAATCGTGGTGGCAGTGGTGGTAACGCAGGTTATTCAACATCTACTGGCGCTCCGCAGGGGACTTTTTCTCCCGCAGCAGAACGTGCTTATCGACAGGAAGTTTCTCGTGTTGCCCAGCTAACCGCTCAAGACCCTGAGCTTCAGCGTTATCAAGCTGCAACCAAAGAAGCTGCTAAATTTGGTCCCGGTTCTGCTGCCGAACAATCTGCAGAAGATATGGGTATGCAGATGTGGGCTAAGGCCAATCCAAAACTTGCAGCTAAAGTCAAGCCTGGCCAGTCAGGATACGATGTCATCCAACGTACCCTTGGTGCGGGTCAGATGGGTTCACCGTTGAACTTACCGTTTGACACCAGCTCCCCCCTTGGAACTACGCCCCCTATTTCTCCTGCTTCTTATGATGCTGGCAAGGTGGCCCAAGGATTAGGTCTTTCCACTGTGCCGAGGAATGCCTTCGCTGGTGCCTCTGCAGCCCCTTATGCTGGTTTCAGTCAGGGCCCCACACTTCAGAGCGCCCCCCTAGGCTTCCCCTCAGAAATGCCCACTGCCTCATACGCAGGCGCAACAGGTATCCAACCAATGGGGTCCGCTGTTGATAAGTTTGACCCTAAGGGGCCAGAGGCCCAAAGGCTCCTGGAAATGTTCAAGGACTCCATTTTCACTACACAAAAGTAATACCCTGGCATTGCAAAGCATGTAAGCCCAGCCGACTGGACACGAATCTTTTGATTCACGGGGGCCAGTGTAGTTGCTTTAAACCCATGATTCTCTGCCCAAAATTTGTTAAACGAACCCTGACCTACCTGGCATCAACACTGGTTCTTCAAACAGTATTTATCCCTGGTCTCAGAGCAAGTTCAAATTGGGTAGGAGATTGAAAAACCTAAAGCCATGGCACCAGTACGCGTTGGAACACTAAAACCAGAAGACAGGCAAGCTGTATTCTCTTCGGCAAAACGGCTTGGCTTGGATCCGTACGAGTTTGGTGCGCTCATTCACCAAGAGTCTGGATTCCGCCCGAATGTTTACGGTGGTGCCGGTGGTAATTACTACGGACTAATTCAGTTTGGCGGCCCGGAACGCGCAAAGTACCTAGATAAATCCAAGCTTGGTAACTACACAATTGCAGAACAAATGCCTGCAGTTGAGCGGTTTTTACGGGACCGTGGTTTTCAGCCTGGAAAAATGGGTATTGATCGTGCGTATGCCACGATTCTTGGCGGCAATCCAAATGTTTCTTTGACAGCAAAAGATTCGTTTGGCACTTCCGTTGCCTCCTCGATCCCTAAATTCAAATCTGGAGGTTCCCTCTATAAGGCTGCACAAACAACCCTGGGAGATCCACTGACTCAACCTGCGCCTGTTGCCGCTCCGCAACAAATGGCTAGCGGCCAACGTTCTGTAGAAGAAATTTTGTCTTCTGCTTTACAGGGAGCGGCAAAACCAGAGTTAAACAAAAGGAACTCTATCGCTGACGCGATGAAAGAAACAGTGCTCAAATCACTGCTTCCAGATTTGTCGGGACTGCTTAATCCCTTTGGCTTTCTTCAGTAATCACAATGTCTCGTTTTTACAAATACTCTGACTATGATTACCTTCCAAGCGAAGCCTTGAAAGTTGGGATTGGCGATAGCTTCCTCTCAGAGCCACAAGCCGAAACAGATTACCTAGCCGCTAAGAAATTTAAATTTCAACCAGCGGAAGACGGTAATCTGTTCGGTCGTTTCCTTGCATTGCAAAACAATCCCAATGCCCTGGTTGAATCTAAGATGAAATTACCTGCAAATTTCCAAGCCTTTATGGCGATGTCAGGCATGGGTGGTTGACGTTATAATTAACAAAAAGCGGCATTGGGAAATTGAGCTCGACATCTACAAACAAGCAGCCACTGTTGGTTGATAGGCCCTTATTTGATTCGGTGCGTGTTACAACGCAAACCGTTGGTAGTGCAGCAAGTAATACTTTGTTTGTACAAGGTGGCCAAGCGCCCTCCATTCTGGTGGACATGGATGCGTCACTGAGCGAAGACAATAACAGTGGCGGTGTCATTGATTCCATCACGATCACACGTAACGATTTTTATCGCGGCCCCGACTATACAGTAAATTCCACAACGTCAGGAACACCAGTCTCCCTGGTTAGCGGACAGATTGTTTTTGTATCCGCCACAGGTTCCCTCACTGGTGCTGGCGCACCATACAGTGGTTACGGCTATTACACATACACCGGTTCTGGCACACTGACAGGCGTCAATAGTGCATTGAATTATTCGGGCGGCACTACGTCTGGTTTCTTGTACAACGGTATTGCATACGGGAATCAACCCGCTGCTACCTTTGTCTTTTACCAGACACGTGGCACAACCACACCAATCCCTGGCTCTGGTGACTACAAAGTGTTATTCGCCAAAACAATCCCCGCAAACAGCGGTGTGGTTGATTGTTCGGATGTGATGCCGCAACTGGCAGTTCCCAGTGTGAGCGCAGGTAATACCAACGGCCTTGGTACTACAGCTCCACTACGTAACAAAGGAATTTACCTTGAGCGTGGCGACCGTGTTTACGTTGGCGTGTTCCCTGATGGTCCCAATAGTTCTGGTTACATCCCAGGTGTACACGTTGCTGCGCAAGGCGGTTTCTTCTAAGCCATGGCCCCGAAAGGTGGGGACAAATTTGGGTCTTTTGTCAAGTCTTATGACAAGGATCCTTTTCGTTTAAAACCTATTACAACTGAATTCTCTTCCGGTTCTGTTCCAAACTCTTTAAGCGCTATAAACAGAGAGTCAGCGTGGTCTCGTTGGCGCAGGGGATATGAAATTGCAACTGCTTCTTTTTATGACAACTCCTATGAATATCCATTTAGCTATGTAATTCCGGTACCAGCGGGAACACCTGCTTCTGTTGCGGCAGTACAACCGACTATCCCTGGAACCTTTGTTGGGTTTCCTACTACAAACAAAGAGTTTGGCATGCACTGGGCCGGTGCCAGATTGGCGGGCTCTTTACGGTGTGACAACTTGGTTGATAAAACGACAGGCACCAGGCTTTACATTGAAATGGTGACGGAAGATGCCGCGTACTGGTACGTTAAGCTAGCTGGAAACTGGAGTACCAGCAATCCACTACCCCCACCGTTTTACGTAGCCCTTCCTGGCGTTCCTAATGGCCTTAGGGCAATCAATGGTGAGATCCTGGAGGACCGTGTTATTACTGTTGGGGCGCCGCCTATTACAAGGGAAACAATCAATCCAACAACGCAAAAGCGATACGGCTACATTCAAGCAGTAATTGTAGAAACATATCCATTCACTGGAATCTTAAAGCTTCGTAAGTCGGGTTCTGTTGAAGCGACACCAGACGCAACACTGGTTACACCCGCAACCAAGGGTCCCACTCCCAATAGATACCTTATAACCGGCGCAAGATACTGTTGCTCTTGCCAAGATTTTACGCATCGAGATTATGCATTTATGACTACCCTTAGCGAAGGAACAAAAAGAATATTCCCAAGAACAAGCATTGCCTCTATCAAGCCTGGGCGATATGAAAAAACAAAATTAAACGGAAAACTAAATAACAATGCAATGACAAGTGCAACGGTTGATCGCAAGATGGATATTATTGCGCCCACATCTCAATACACGGTTCCCCCTGAAGTAAATACAATTTCAACGGTAGATCCAGATGCCACCAGGGATTTCGCTGGAGTGTTTCGTGAGTTTGGCGCCACCTACTTAAGAAGTACAGCGGACCCCTCTATACCTGGTTCCAGGGCAGAAGGTATGCCCTCCTATAAGGATTACACTGCAACAAATGGACAAATCACATCCATCACAGATTTCTGGACTCCTTTACTGGATGAGATGCGTTATTGTAAACACATTTATGCCATGAAGTTTGCGGAAGGCAATTTCCCACCAGAGCCATCTGATTTCCCCGTGGAAGAAGGAAGCATGGTTGCTTGGGAGCAAAAGCTAGTCGACGAAAATGAAAATGATCAACAGGAGTTGACTGCAGCAAATTTATCAAGAAGATCTTTGTCAATGATGGATGTGCCCCCATACAACTGTCAATCGCCAATGATGATGCCAATGATGCAAAAGCTGTTCAATATTCCCGCCAACTTTGTGATGATGAGAGGTTTTACAATGTATGACAAAGATGGCACCGCTTATAAACCATCTTTAGGTCAAAATCCTTCTTCATCATGACGACACCAAACTTTGGGGACATCGTAGATACAAACTTTATTTACTCGCAAGAACAAGATGATGTTCGCAAGTATGGTTTTAGTGAATTCCAAATAAGCGGACGACCTACTATCTATCACGCCGGGGATGTTGTTCACCTACCTTTTGCATCTGGCGAGCTATCAACCATTGAAGCCGTGGGACTTGCTTGGTCTGGTTATGTAAACGGCATTCCACCAGAAGAGTAGACAAAAAAGCCCCGTACAAGACGGGGCACTTGATCAGTGTTTGTCTAACTTCAGGCAGCAGCTGTTTGCATTTCAATTTTTTTCAGATGCTTACGTACTGTTGCTACGTTCCAACGATAGGTGTCGCGTGAACGTGTATCAGAAAAGGCAGCGTAGTGGGGGCCAAGCTTCAGTGTGCCGTCGTCGCGGTACTTGAAGAGAGTCTTTTTATCAATGCCGAGAAGTTCTTCGGCTTGTTGGACCGTGACCCAACCTGGATGCTTAGCCATAAAAAGGCATGTGCGTGCCCCTGTACGTTATGGGACTCAAGCAGGTTGTCAATGGATTTAAGTAAGATTTCATCTCTTTGTTTACAGTGGTCTATATGTCCTGAAATTAGAATAAGGTAACGGCAATAAAAGAGTATGTTCAACTGTGAGCAGGAACCCCTTTCCCTTCTCCTTGAATTAACTCCTAAATTGGCCAAGAAACGTTACCGTCAATCCATATACGATGCGTGGGATCACAAGTGTGGTTATTGCGAGGACCAAGCTACATCCTTGGATCACATTGTCCCAAGGTTTCGTTCTGGTTCCAGTAATCGGAACAACCTTCTGCCTTGCTGCAAAAGATGTAATGCAAACAAAGCCAGTTCAAAAATGGAAGAATGGTATCCACAGCAGACGTACTACACCGAAGTAAGGATGAACAGGATTGAGGCCTGGATACACCAAGAAATTATCGACCTGTTTACTTATAATATTGAGACGGTACCAGATACATTTGCTGCTGGATAATGGCATTAACTTACGATCCAACAAATAAAAAGTGGAATCTGGCACAGGAAAAAACAGACTACCAAACTAATTTTCCAACTAACCTAGAGAACTCGGGCACGGTAAATCTTTGGGTAAAAACAATAACTGTGCCCCGTCCAGTTAAGGGACAAATTTATTACTCTACCGTCGTAGCCGACACAGCAGCGCAATCTTCGTCGCCAGGGGCAGGTTGGATTAGCGCAGGGTCGGTACCAAGGGACAACGTTAGTGATGAAAGCGTTAGACAAGCAATTAACTCAAGGTTTGGAGGACTAGACAGTCTTACTTATTTGTCAGCAACTCAAGCATTGCGCGATAAAGCTGCAAGTACAGCAACGACTTACAGAAATAATGAACAAACAAACAACTTAAACACCCAAAGAAACCAAGAGAATACAACCTTAAACACTGAGAACACAAACAAAAACAACGCTTACAACACCGTCCTTGCAACCGCTAATTCAACTCAAGGGGGAGACTATGTTACACAAAGGGAGCAGATTAGAAAGCTCCAGGGTATTAGTGATGTAACCAAATCGCAATTAGAGGATTACTTCAAAGCTTTTTATTCAACTGAAAAGTTGCAAACCTGGAATGCAAACCTGGGGGCAAAACCGCAGTACGGCGACTTTGATCCAAAGTACTACAAATCGATCAATCCAGATGTAGAACAAAAGTGGAAAGCTGCCGTTGCTAATGATGATATTGACATTACCCAAAGATATTCTGAAAACTCTTATTACCTTCAACACTACACATCCCAAGGGAAAGCAGCTGGGAAGCGAGGTAATGCCGCAGAACAAACAACAGCAGCAAACCAATACCTGGAACGCAAGCCAACCGATGCCGACATTCAGGCTGCCCGTAGTCTCCAGCTAGGCCTTAATACTGACACACAAACTGAACGCCTCTTGGCAGTACCTGAGGTTTCTGCTGAATGGGATAAAGCAAAAGCAGGTGATCAATACTGGAAAACACTGGGCAAAGAGAAGTTCTTAAACCCAGAGAAACCTGATGAATTCGCCGCACTGTTCCGTTTGTCCCAACGACCAGAAGACAAACAAGTAAGTTTTGCTTACAACTTAAATGCTGGGTATGGCGTCACGGAATTAGAAGATGCAGTAAACCAAGCCGTTGGTGAAAAGGCAACAGTAGACGCAAAGAAATTTGGTGCGTTAACTCAAAATGTGTTAAAGGACACTATTGAGCAAATGAAGAAGGCCAAGGGAAAAGAACAAATGCTTGGCCTTATGCAAGGTTTCTCCGGCTTTGGAGAAATCATGGACATCAACAAAGAACTCAGTAACAGCATCCTTGGTGATTCTGGGGTTGGTGGCATTCTTTCTTTTACATCCGGCAAGGCGTCCCAGGATTCCCTGGAGAAAAGCCTTCAAAACATAACAGGTGTCAACAACAGCACCACCTACAACTGGCAACAATGGTTTGATACGGAGCTAAAGAAGAAGTACGAACAAGAAGTTGAACTTGGTTACAGCACCGAGGCAGCAAAAGACACCATCAAAGTTGAAGCGCAGTTTGCAAGGGATTTCATGGACAAGTACTTGATCCCACGTTTTAACACCTCTCGTTCAATCAGTGAATTCACGGAGTACCTTGATGTTCGGCAACAAGAGCAAAACCCGTTCCAAACGCAGGACATGCTGAACGCTGTTAGTCAGGTTGCCAACTTGCGTGCCGATCAGTTTTTAGCTCAAGTTCAAAATACTCCCGACCGTTACTTTAACGCCGACTTTTATTTCAATCCCACTGGAGACAAGGCTAGGACTGATGCTTACTCTCAACAGTCCCAGGTAGTAGCAGATGATTGGGAAAAGGCAAAAGCCGGTGACGAATATTGGGCAAGCCAGGCATATCGCTTTGGTATTGATCCAAATAACAAAGAACAATTTGCGCGAATGCATTTCCAGGTAAAAGGAAAAGGATTGGGATACGACCCGGCGGAAGACGTATTAAACGCAGGGAAAGTACAAGATGAAATTTACAATAAAATCTTGCCTTCTCTTAAGGAAGAAGCATTAAAACAAGGATCAATCTTTGGTCAATTTATCACGCCAGAAGAATTTGCCGACGAGATGTTGCAAGGCCTGGACCCAACGGATAAGGCTACTTGGCAAAAAGCGCTAGATGCAGTTGGCCTAAAGGATTTCCAGGGGAACCTGGGTGAATTTAAAGACTTAGTTGCAGAGACATTACGTACGGGTTCCGCACAACAAATCAGAGAGCAGATCAAATACCTGAATGAAAAAGGTAAAAAGCCCACTCAAAAAATTTTGGGTGTTGATTACATTGAAAGACCCGAAGACTACAAAACGGACTCGATCAAATCAGAAACAGAAATGTACAGAGTCTTTCAACAAGCTGGTTACAAGGGCACAGAAGATGAGTTTTACACTGATCTGTTCCCCGATACGGACCGAAGTGAGCAACAGCTTCTCACCAAGGCGGGCGCAGGCAGCGCCCTTCAGTTAAAAGGACTTGACTTAAGTGATCCATTCGCATCCCTTGGTACTATCCAAAGTTTCTTTGGTGATGAGGACACCGATACAACAGATGAGACAACCACCAAAGAAAAAAGTATCTTTAACTTAGGATTGGATGATGAAGAAACAAGCTACAAATCAAAGACAGGTAGCCAAATCTTGGGTGAATTTACATCAATGTTTAAAGGATTCTGATGTCTGACAAACGCAAGAAAGCCGCTGGTGCTGCCAAGTTGGCAAAAGATAAAATGGCCTGCAACAAACCGCAGCGCACTCCAGGTCATGCCACAAAGTCTCATGTTGTAAAAGCATGTAAAGACGGTGAAGAAAAAATTATCAGATTTGGACAGCAAGGAGTTGAAGGCGCAGGTAAAAACCCAACTTCAGAAAAGGACAAGGCACGTCGCAAGTCTTATTACGCACGTCACAATGCACAAGATTCAAGTCCCGACAAAATGTCAGCACGCTACTGGAGCCACCGTGTAAAATGGTGAGCACCACATTGGTTTCCCATGGCCAAACCCAAGTCCAGCTCAGTCGTCAAGATTGAATCCCGCCCTAAAAAGACTCGTCAAGGACAGGGGCAACACTCACTTCCTAATCACGGACGCAAACAAACACGCGGCCAAGGTAAGTAAATTGTGTATGATTGGGAGTAACTAATGTTACTCCTATGTCGGATCTTTCTGCTGCGCTTAATCTGATCAGGAAATACGAAGGTTTTAACGAACAAGCTTTCGCAGATCCTCACACAGGGAAAGATCCGTACACCATTGGTTACGGCACACAGTTTTACCCTGACGGTTCTCCTGTCAAACGTGGTCAACGTTGCAGTTCACAAAAAGCACTAGAGCTGTTATTTCACGAAACAAATATCATTGACACCCAGCTGCTAAAGCAAAACCTGGGCCTTGATGACGGCATGCGTCAAGCTTTGATTTCTTTTATTCACTCCATCGGCTGGGAGCCCTTCCTTTACAGCGCCATTATCGATTGCATTGAGCACGAAGATTACTGCGGTGCCACGCGAGAAATGGGCCGGTGGATCTTCAATGCTGATCATCAAGTCGTTGGTAATCTCCTGGATCGACGCCGAGAAGAAATCAACTTGTTCCTCCAAGGAGTTGATGCAAATCCCTGGGCCTCTACCGAAGTATTGTTGACGGCATTCCGCAATTACACCGCAGCACCCCATCAGGTGAAAGCAGTGCGACGCTTGGAAGAACTCATGAGTCCATACATCCTGGCAGAGTTTGGAAACAACTTCAGAATTGATGAAAACCTTTGGTTTGATTTTAACGACCAAGAAGCAGATCTTCTGTCCGCCAGCTAGCATTAGAATAATTGCAACACGCAAATGAAGGCTGGAATGGAGAGATCAGTCGAGCCCAGGGAATTTGAACTCCCGTTGGAATTGCAGTTCTCCATGCGCAAGGCAGAACTTGCAGCGCAAGAGATGACATGGGATGAATTGCTGTACGCACTTCTGAACCTCTACCACCAGCGCCTGATGGAGTGGTATGCCATCAAGGATATCCTCGCAGCAGAAAACATCTCGATTGACTTCGACATTCCCACCGACTTGGAATTAGCAGAACTCGCCGCCGCTTGCATTGGCGACGACGAGGATGACGAAGACGAAGATGAGCTTCAACCGTTTTAAGCTTCGTCCAAATCAATAAGGCGGTTGATGTACCACTGTGCCTTCTTCAGTGATTCTGTCCCGCCTTTATGCTTCTCACGCCAGATATACTTCATGCAGTTGCCCTTGCAGTAACCACGGAATTCTTCGGTGGTTAAAGCTGCCTCAATGGCTTCAATTGTTTCGATGCCCCCATCGGTGTAATGAGAAGGATGGTTAACCACATCCTCCTGGAGCACCGGAGCTTTTTCTTTCGTTAGCCAGGGCACAGGACAAATACCGTCCTTGCAGCCAGAATCGTCTGTTACCGGCTCAAACCACGACGTTTGCGTGACTGCTCCAGCATCTCCTCGCTGGGTCCCTCCAGGTCCAGCACTAACGCCCTGGGTTTCGGTGATGCCCCCATCTGCAGGCCCTCCTCCATTGACGGAATATACCCCGTCGTTCCAGGCCGTTGCCCCTCGAGATTCAGTGGATTCCTTTCCCGCCCCTGTTGACATGCGACCAAGCCTCGGTTGTACATATCCATTAATGGTACATCATTCGCTTCATTGTCGAGCGGTGCACCAAAATCTTCTTCGCTGAGGCAGCGGCACTTTACTTCGTCTTGAATGAAGCTATCTAAGAAACCTGCGACGCCATGCATGGCGAATACCCTGGTTGATTTATTGCTTCTACAATGATACTATGGCAAAATTCTTTGACCCCAATTACGATCCAACGGCTGACGCTGGTACGTCAGGGGCTGAGGTTACTGACCTTAATCCTGAACAGGCGTACGATACAGATTTACGTCGTTTCCCGTCAGAAGAAAGACAAGTTGTTGAGTCATTAAACGATAATCAAGACCGCGTTGGTAAGTTCTTTAGGGCAGCCAAAACCGCTGGGGCATACCGACAAAGAGCAGGTATTGCTGAACCAACCATCCGAGGTAAAACACCAAGAACAGAAGCAACAATGGACGGTGTTGCACTGCCAAGTATGGGGGATACAATCGGACGAGCCGGAAGTACCGGCTACGCCCGTAAACCTGGATCAAGCTTTGGTAAGCAATACTAAACTTGGGAGAACACAACGGTTTTTGGTTGGTCTTGATACTTACCTTTCCGGTCCTGGTAAGTAACTTCACAACGGCTGCCAGTGTGGAACAACAGCTGAGTAATTCCCTCATTCGCATAAATGCGATTGAATAAACCAGTGCAGTTACTGATTTCAAGCGTGAGGTAACCCTCCCATCCCGCTTCGGCAGGCGTGATGTTCACCATGATCCCTGACCGCGCATACGTAGATTTACCAACAGCTACAACACTGATGTTGTCAGGGAGCTTCAAACGTTCGTGCGCTACCCCAAGACAGTAACCGTACGGCGGCAGCAAGAAGTATTGACCACGTTCGTCTTCCCGCAGATCCGCTGGCTTCAAAATGTCGGGATCAAAATTCTTGGGGTCACAATCCCCAGCTTGTACACGGCCAAAAATCAGGCACTGACTAGGTGACAGGCGAATGTCATATCCATACGAACTGAGGCCGTAACTGAGAAGCTTCCGTCCATTCTCCTTGCTTACCAAATGATCCACAAATGGATCAATCATCCCATGTTCAAGGGCCTGCTCACGAATTTCCCAGTCGGCAAGGATGCTCATAATTCCTTTTAATCCTTTTCACTCTAGAGAAATTAACAGAGAATGTGCCCCCTTGGCTCGTAAATATCCTTAAAACGTTCGATCGCTTTCCCCGTATCTTCCATGGGGGGCAGGTACACCAATAGTGAGGTGCACGTTTTATGCACGCCAACACCTGTGCTCTTGCGAACTGTTAACGTCGGTGGCGTCCGCAAGATGCAGATGGGAAAATCAAAGATCTTAAACTCGTAACGAATCATGTCCGGGCAGTTGGTAAAGTACAAGCCCTGACTTACTTCTCTCGCTAACCAGCTGCGGTAAAGCTTTCGGAACCACACCGCATGTGACGATGTCAAAGTTGGAGAAGAAGACCGTGTCATCTTCCAACGTTCATTCTTCTTATCCCAGAAGTATGCACCGCTGGGAGGAAAGACGTAAACCTTGCCGTACCACGTTTGGCAGTTCAATCCATCGTCAGATGGAGTGAAATACTTCTTGGCATCGACGTATTCATTTGCAAAATCCGAGCTGGCAACATCAAGATCAATACCCTCCATCAGGGCGTGCGCTGCTGAAACCAGGTCAGAACTTGTGATTAACTCACGATCTTCTGCGTGAGCCTTGATGTTTTCAATTGCCATCAGTTTTCTGACACTTTGGTATAGTCGATTTCCAAATAACGCATGCCCGCTGCATCATTGATGATGTAACCAGCTTTTTCCGCTGGATCAATCTTCTGTGCGGCACTGAGGATACGCCTGAATGTCTCAGCTAAATCACCATCATTACCGCGTTCACACTCCTCTTGCGCTGAGTGCATCTCTTTTAGCGTCATGAAGAACATCGAACGGTCGGAATTGTCGGGTTGAAACACCATCACCCCTGGACCTTCATGCTCCCACATTTTGCAATAATGCTGCCCCATGTCACCAAGGATCAACTTGATAGTTGCATCAAGCATCTTGGCTTTCGTTTGATCAAGTTCAGGACCGATCACCGATGCGATCAATTTTTCACGACGGCTCATTTTTGATCAACCCCTGCTTAATTAGTGCTTCCAGTAGTTTATTGGTTGGTTTGTACAAGACAACCATCTTGCCCAGGATACCGCGTTTTTTTACGAGGCGTCCAGTATCGTCCTTCAGTTTTTCAAATTCTCCTGAACGGATCAGATATTCTGCCACACAACGTAGCCGTCGTTTAAGTGGCAATTCGGCTTGCGGGAATTTGCCGCAGATCGTATCAGGTGTTAAGTCCTGGAACGCAAGACGCAAACGATTGGCAAGTGTCATACCAAAGTTCGCATCTTCTTCTTCATAATTTTTTAAGTTTTCCAGGTATCTTTGCAGGCACCCGTCATCGAAAGATCCTTCGGGTGGCAAGAACATCTCCACTTGATCTGCAAGTGATGCTGGCAATACTTCCCTGTAATTGACCAGGGTTACAACCTCAGTTTTAATCCCGTGAAATCTGTGCGGCATTATACGAGACGATCGGGGTTGGTTGTTTTATATTTGGTCGACCGTGCACCGGTATTGCCAATAAAATCCCAAAGATCACTTTGGCGATTCTTACAGAATGCTTGGATCATCTGGTTCCATGGGATGCGAATAACCGCTTTACGATTGGGATCTGGCGAAATATTGACGTAGTGAACACCTTCTACCCAACCTTTGTCAGGAGTCTTACGCCCAATAGAAATCCAATTTCTGATCGTTTGATCGGATACGCCCAACCGCTTGGCACACTCCTCAGTTGATACGTATTCATCTGCGTAAATCTGGGGATTCAAGATATTTGTCTCGTCTTCTCCGTAACGACTGTGCCACATTGACGAAAGGATGTTGCGAATACCTTTGAGTTCGGTGGCAATATCCTCCAAACCTTTTCGTAAGCCGTAGTTCATGGTGACAAATCCTCTCTATAGATGCTAGTGTGTGTGAAAAGGTTTTGCATCATGGAAGAACAAATTCCCCCTAGTCAGTTTCCGGGTCAACCCAATGGTCAGGACTATTTCATGAATGAGATCAGTCCTGAAAATCTTGCAGCAATGAAAGCAAGGGCAAAAGAACTAGCCATCCAACAAGCCTTGGCCCAGCAAGCGAGCTTTCAACAGCAACCGCCGCAGGTGATGTATGTTCGGCGCAACCTTACCGTTGCAGAATTACTGGTTGTATTTCTCATTTCTTGTGGAATTGTAACAGGAATCCAATTTGTTTGGCACGGTGTTTCCAACCTGCTGCCAAAGATTGAGGTAAGGGTTAAGTGAGCAAAGAGAACTATAATTAGGTATAATACTGCGCAGTATAAGTAGGTGGCCACCAATAGAAGGATCAGCGAGTTTCCGTCGATTGACGGCACCGCGATTGTTGATGAAGACCTCATGACGCTGGTCCACGTTTTTGAAGTGGACCCGGTACTGCGCAACAAAAAAATTACCTTCAGTCAGTTCCGTACTTACCTAGATCAATACTATGCAAACGTCACTGGCGAAACAATCAGCGGCAATGTTGTAATTCAAGGTGGTTTAACCGTTAGTGGTGCGACAAGCCTGAGCACTGTCACAAGTTCAGGCCTTGGAACATTTAGCGGTGTTATCGTCCAGAACAATTTAAATGTCAGCGGCACTACCAGTGGAACAACCTTCACTGGCTCCATGGCAAACTTTGTGTCCGGACGATTTACGGACAGAGTATCTGGCGCCACGATCACCGGCAATAACATCCAAGCGACAACTGTCACCGGTATTACCGCTAACGTCACCACAGGAAATTTCCAGACACTTACGGCTGCCACTGGAATCATTCAGTCGACACTTACGGCTGCCACTGGAATCATTCAGTCGACACTTACGGTCACTGGCGTTAGTACGTTCATTGGCTCAGGTCTTTTCCAGGGCAACGTCAATGTCACTGGTACGCTCAGCGGCAACACAATTACTGGTGCAACGGGAGTCTTTACATCTGTAACAGGTGTATCCGGTGTCTATACAACACAGTTATCGGGTGCCACGATTACTGGAAATGTGGGGCAATATACGTCTCTTACTGGTGTTACGGGTATATTTACAACATCTATTTCTGGTACCACCATTACAGGTGATACGGGACAATTTACAACCGCAAATGCTGTCACAGGGAACTTTACGTCACTTACCGGTGTAACCACAACAGGTACGCTGGCTCGATTTACAACTGTCACTGGCATCAGCGGTGCATTTACATCGTTAACAGGACAAACAATCACAGGTGTTAGTGGTGCATTTACATCGCTGACCGGAGTAACAGGCGTCTTTACTACAACGTTATCAGGCGCAACCGTAACCGGTACCACGGCTCAGTTCACTACCGTCACTGGCATTAGTGGAGCATTTACTGTTCTTACTGGTGTGACCATTACGGGTACAACGGCTAACTTTACATCAGGCGTATTCACAACGCGAATTTCCGGCACAACAATTACTGGTACAACCGTAAGCGCAACCAGTGGTATTTTCCAGAACTTAACGGCAACCAACCAGACGTTTGGCGGTAACCTTACATTCTCTGGTAATACAACAACACTTGGATCCGGCTTTATTACTTCCGGTCTTAGTGTTACTGGAACAATTAGTGGTATCACTGTTACCGGCACTGCAGGTCAATTTACAACTGCAACTGCTGTCACTGGTAGCTTCACGTCATTAACTGGTACAACAACGACCGGTACTACTGCCAACTTTGCATCTGGTGTATTTACCACCGTTGTTTCAGGTACAACCGTTACTGGCGCAACGGCTAATTTTACAACTGCAAATGCTGTCAGTGGTAACTTCACATCGCTAACCGGTACAACAACCACTGGTACTACCGCCAATTTTGTCAACGGTAATTTCAGTACACAAGTCTCTGGTACCACAGTGACCGGTGCCACCGGTGCATTCACCAATATCACCGGTAGTATTCTTCGGGTTACAACTCCTTCTGGCGCAACACCAGCCATTGTTTGCTCCGGTGTTGTTTCTGGTAGTACATCTGGTTTTGTAATTCAAGGACCATTAATCATCCTTCCTTAATTTTTTGGCTTAAAATAAGTAAAAACAGGTAAGCGACAATGCCGTACGGTACTATCAAGGTTGATACGATTACGTTTACGAATGCGGGCGTAGATAAGAGTGTCGCAATTTCAGGTTTAGTTCAAAACCCTACCTTCACTGGTAACGTCACGGCAACAGGTACCATCTCTGGTTTAATTGTTCAGGCCCCAACGGTAACTGGTACGACTGCCAACTTTGCATCAGGTGTTTACACCACACAAATTTCAGGTGCAATTGTTAAAGTTCCAGCAGGAGGCGCTGGTGCTCCAAGTATTCAAGTAGGTGTTGGTGCAAGTGTGGCACCTGGTTTATATGGTGCTGGTACTGACCTTTTAGGTATTAGCACTGGTGGTGCAGGAAGAATTTTTATTGATTCAACGGGTCAGCTTGGGGTTGGGACAAGCACTCCTCAAAACAAACTCGAAGTTATTGGTGACGGCGAACGTATGGTTTGCCGCAATGCAACAAACAGCGGTATAGCACGTATTGAAGCGCAAGTACAAGATTACGCTAGTGGGCCTTCATATATAGGCACCTCAATCGTTCAGAACGGATCGACCACCGCTGGCAGTAACGCTGGACTGTCAAACGCAAATCTTGGCATTCTTAATTTTCAAAATACAAGCGCAGGTTTAATTGTTACAAATGGTGCAACGCCACTTGTTTTTGCAACTACAAGTACCGAGCGGATGCGCATTGACAGCTCCGGCCGCGTGGGGATTGGGACAAGTTCGCCAGGGGCAATTTTTGAGGTTGACACTGGAAACAATTCAACAATAGCGCTATTCAACTCTACTGCCGCAAATGGTGGCGGCATCTCTTTACGCGCCAGCGGAACAACAAGAGCCACGCTAGGGTTAGGCGCAAATTTTATTACCGGAGCTTCTTTAAATGATGTTTCATTAACATCAGCTGGAGCAGTATTGTTCGGCAACATTTCCGGCACCGAGCGCCTCCGCATCGACAGCTCCGGCCGCGTGGGGATTGGGACGACAAACCCTCAAGACAGTGTTGTCAACATTGCTTCTTCGTCTGCGGCTGGGGCTTTTAATCCTCTGCTTACACACGTGTCTGGAGGCTTTGCAGGATCCCACTCGTTATACCTAGGCGCGTGGACTTCAACCGGAACTGATAGGCTTCACGGCTGCAAGATCAAAACAAACTATAACTACGCCTCAACTAGCGCAACGGCTCTTTCTTTTGAAGTCACCAACGCAGGTGGCTCTTTGTTCGAGGCCGCCCGCATCGACAGCTCCGGCCGCGTGGGGATTGGTACGAATAGTCCTAATTCACAGTTGGATGTCAACGGGGCAGTAACGGCTCGCGGTGATGGTTCACAGGTCGGTATTTATCTAGGCGGCGCTTCTTGTGCAATCAGAGACACTGGCACCGGCTCAGCTACTTACATTGATCTGGCAACAGGCAGCGCTTCTCACGGGTACCTAATTGTTCGAAGCAGTAACGCTTATAACGAACGCCTCCGCATCGACGACTCCGGCCGCGTAGGGATTGGGACGAGTAGCCCCACAAAACTGCTTCAAGTTGTCTCCGGTCCAGATACTTCAAGCGTAAGTAATGGTGCGGATTTATCCATCACTACCCCTGGGTTAACTGTTGCGCAAATCAATTCAACATCTATAGGAATAGGTGTAAATGGCATAGCTAACAATTTTAATGGTGACTTTCATATCAGGGCTTTTTGGGGGTTTTCTATTGATAAAGGAGGTGGAAACGTTTCCTCGGGTGCAACAAATAGTGTTAATACCGATAGCCGAACTTTTGCTATTAGGCAATTTGCTGGTGGAACTACTTGGGATACTCAGTTTTGTGTCAATGGATCAGGTCGCGTAGGGATTGGGATTAGTAGCCCTACCACGCTATTAGATGTAAACTCTGACACCGTTCGCCTGCGCACTGCCCGTACTCCAGCATCAGCAACAGCCACTGGCACCGCCGGTGAAATCTGCTGGGATGCCAACTACATTTACGTCTGCACTGCTACAGATACGTGGCGACGTACAGCCCTTTCTTCTTGGTAAGCACGTGGATATTATTCTTCACTTGGGAGGTAATCCGGTCAGGGCAACTAAAGCTGCTGAACTTGCTTTACAGTATTCAGATGCAACTGTGGTCATCTCCTCGGAAGGGGGTGACCATGGACTCAGTTATTACGATGCTGCTGGCATTGATCGCAGTCGAATCACAATTGACATGCAGGCCTGGGACACCGTCACCAACTTCACTCATACTTATAAGTTGTTGCGTCGACTTGGCATCACACGTTTGTTTGTAGTCACTGATTCCTCCCACATGCCACGAGCGCTTGCTATTGCAAAACAAGTGTGGGGTGGGCGTGTTCCCATTGAAGGTCACAGCTACCAAGATGGTGATGGCTACAAAACATCCGACGCCACTCACATCAAAATTGACACATGGAGAGCCTGGATGTGGCATAGGTTTGGCATTCTGCCGTATTGGATTTCCGTAAGGCAAGCACGAAGTGGGTTTGTGTCAACAGAAAGACATTCATTTTTGGAACTTGGTTTTTAACTAAGGTTGCTTAAATCAACAAACTGTTAAAATAAGAAAAACATTTATTAACATGTCTACTGTTACCTGGGATATTGCACAGCTTGAGCGTCGTCTTCCCGATGGAGACACATGCCCAGACGGTGCTGTTTCCACGATCCACTGGACTGCATCCCTGGAAGAAGGCGGTGAAGCAGCCAGTGCTTACGGCAGCATTGGGTTAGGTGAGCCAGCCTCCGGTTCTTTTACGCCGTACAATCAACTGACCAAAGCGCAAGTTGTTGGTTGGTTACTGGCAGCACTTGGCGTTGATCAAGTTGTTTCTATTGAAGAAGGTTTGAACAACCAGATTCAACAGAAGCTCAACCCGACATTAGCGGCTGGCATCCCCTGGTGATTATTTGCTATACTTTACGTAAGCTAACTGACTGACATGGCCTGCAAAAAGTCTCAACTGGTTTCCGCCATCAACTCCTTTGGTTCTGCACGTGCCACAGGTGACGGCAACCTTATTGCGTTTGCCGTTGAACTCATTGGCAAACTGGTTGATACTTTGGAGTTTGAACCGGAATCGGAAGAAGAAGCCATTACTCCCGAAGTTGTGGCAGAAGAAACTGCTGAGTAATTGGCACACCTGATCTAAAGTTAGTAAAAAGCTTTAGGTCGATGTCGATAAAATTTGTCGAGGCAGCCGAGTTTTTCAAAGGACTGCCACATCAAGTTGACGCATTTAACTGGCTCCAGGATCAGGTTTCCTCCTCGGTCCTGGAGACTTTTGCGTCTATGTACCGAAAAAAACCAACACCGCCCCAGAGTTTTGACAACACCTGGGACAATGTATTTGCAGCAGCAAAAGCAGCGGGCAGTAAATATCCGGAAGTTGTTGCAGCTCAGTGGGCACTGGAATCAGGCTGGGGCAAACACACATCAGGTACTCACAACTACTTTGGATTAAAGGGAAGTGGGTCCAACGTCAACACCCAAGAATTTCTTAACGGTAAATGGGTCACGATCAAAGCCGGATTCATTGATTTTCCCGACCTTTACACCTGTGTTTGCTACTTAGTCGAGCGCTGGTACAAAGACTTTGGTCGTTACAAAGGTGTTAATCGTGCCAAAAGTGCTGAAGAGTGCGCCAGGCTTTTGGTTACCGAAGGGTATGCAACTGATCCAAACTACGCAACAAAACTGATTGGCATTTTATCCAAACAAGATAAACCCGCAGCGCCAGCAATAAAGCCTGAAACGCCAGCTAAATTTCAACCCTGGAGCCCATTCACAACCAAAGTCACGGAACACATCACCTACGGTGAATTGACTTTGAATCAAGAAGCTCGTCGTTTTACCAAGCAGTATCAGTGTGAGACAGCTTTGGAACTGTGTAAGTTCTTAGAAAAAGCACGTGCTGCATTTGGAAACAAGCCGTTGGTAATTACTAGTGGTTCACGACCGGAACCAATTAATTCACAAGTTGGTGGTGCAAGAAACAGTGAGCACACCTACGACACACCCTCCAAAGGTGCCGTTGACTTTTACATTGATGGCGTCAGTGTCTACACACTGCAAGACTGGTGTGACAAAAATTGGCCGTACTCAGTTGGTTACGGTGCCAAAAAGGGATTTGTTCATCTTGGGCTGAGGGAAAGTAAAGCACGAATTCGCTGGGACTACTGATGGCTAAAGTAAAAAACAAAGATCCACACATACGTGTCAATATGTGTTGGCAAGTTGGGGATGAAAAAAAATGCGCCACACTCTCGAAAGAGGCGGCGTATGCAACACGGGATTGGGTAGAGAAACAGGGCGGATGCACCTGGTGGTTTCAAGCGTTGCCCGATTGATCAGCGATCTTTGGCGCGACCAACCAACAGAGCACCGGCTTCAAGGAAACGATAGAGATAACCAATAAATGTGTCGTCTTTGCGCGTCGGAGTCAGCGCACAAACTAACGAACAAAAAGCGTGGAAAGCAAACAAGATTTCCAGGTAACGCTGAAATTGGGACATGATCAATACCTTTTTCCTTATTCTAAAGTGCTAGGCCTGTAAATATAGAAAGATTTAAGATCTGGATTTATTCTCCACCTTGGATCTTCATGCGTTTCAAACCAACGTCGCCACACATTAAATTGTTTGTCTGGTACTGCAGACTCACACCTTAAACACAAAGAATCACCAGGCGGTAAATCAGTTACCCAATGACGAACTTGGCGGATAGCTAAAGCTTGTATCTTGTTTCCTTCTTGGCCCGTCAAAGATGCTGACAAGGAACGCACCGACTTTTTGTTGCGTCTATTGAGCCAGTCATTAAGTTGACGTTTTGATTTGCCGACTGCCAAGCTGGCCAGCCAAATGCAACCAGCATCCGTCCTTAGCCACGGCATCAGGCGCATCTTAAAGATGTACCCGTTTTTCAGTTGATACGTTGTTGTTTTTTTGCGGCGTCTAAAGCGTTTAGCTTCATACGTCATACATTTTGCAGCAACTAGCGTGTGGATTTTCCTGGCAGTACTGATACCAACGATGTTCCTGAGTTTTTGTTTTGGTTGGCCTTTGTTTTGTAAGACGAGACCAAAACGAAAGCAATCGGTAAATCATGGTCTGTTAGTGAGAGGGATAAAGATATCAGGGAACTTGTCCGTGTCCTGGTGCTCAGACTCCCATGCTTGCTGCCATTCTGACAGAGAGTGATCGTGAATGGCAAGAAAATAGGCTTCGTCGTCTGCAGTGTCAACGCTTACCCAATATTGATCACCTTGTTCAGATGGAATCTGGTCACCAATAAACCAAGTGGAACCATCGAGCACGGTAACGGTAATGCCTGAGTTAATAGCGCAGAGTAGTTCGGTAAATCCATTTGGTTGTTGTACGCTGCTGGAAATGACAGTGTTAACAGAAACAGGAGAAATGACATTGATTGTACGGCTGAAATCAATTGAGGTCTCCTGGAGCAGGTAAACAATATCACCCTCATCCTCCAGGGAGATAAACATTTCGGTTGGAGGAAACTCAACAACAAGTCCAAGCTCGTAATCAAGTGGTTCATTGCGAGTAGTCGAAACACAAATTAAGTATGCACCAGCTTCCAGCGCGTAGTAGCGATCGTCGCCACGGTCAACGCGAAACCTTGAGAAGAAGTTGTATAAATTCGATTGTGCGCCCATAACCGTACCAAGGTACGGATGTGAGATTTCGTTGTCACTGATGATTGACACAGAGTCATCATCAAAAACTCCACGTCCTTGGATTGGAATTGAATCTAAGTCGTACGCAGAAACTTGAATGTAGTTTGGACGCGGTGGCCCTTTGGTAACAACAATCCAACCAGGGATTACAAGATTAATTTGAAACCAATGATTGTAGGTGCCGCCGCCGAAGCCACCGTTTGACGTTTGGTTGGTATCCTTATAGCCAATGACTTTATTTTGCGGGCCCAGCTTACCCTTTAGATAGCGCAGCGAGGTTGTACTAAAGGTACCAAGTACCAATGGATTTGATTTACTGCGATTGGCTTGGGCGATAGCCGGGTTGCGCGACATTATTTGATATAATTCCTTTTCCTTATTGTAAGTGCGCTCAATTCAACCCTCATCGTATTCAGGTGGTGGTCCTGCTTCCCGTGGATTGGTAATCGTTTGTTTATACTGCGTGGCAGCCAGAGCGTCAGCCTGCACTTTCTTCCGCGCCCTGGCATAGCACATCAATTTACTTGGCTCAAATTCCAAGACGAGTGGGTGAATGCGGCCAGGAGGATAGTCCCTGTTCCAGCTGGAAAGCATGTGGACAGGATTAAAACATTCCGGATTACCACACACGCGAGTCACAAAAAACTTACCAACATCTCCCCATGCGCACTGGTAGACAGCTTTATGGAGCGAAACGTATTCAGATGATTGCTTGGCGTAGTGAGAGCGGTAAGAAGGAAGGCATGCACGTTTGGAATTGCCACGTATGTGCCAGCACTCATCCATGGTTGTGACATTGATTCGGTTCCAGATCGCAGCATATTTGTGTTTGTAGTTGGGATCCAGGTAGTTGATGTCAAAACCACAGACGTTCTTCCAGATTTTCTGGACACAGTAGTAACACCAGTGGTTTTCCTGGTCACGTATGTCGTGGTTGTGCGGACACACATAGCCCCGGTAGTAGCCGTACTCATCGAGGGTTTTGTCGTCACATTGATTTGCATTTCGCAAATAACGAATGTTGAGCCGAGCGTTGAGTTCGGAAACTTGAGCGATCAAATTAGCCATGTCAGTTTGAGTCCAATATGAGATTGGTGGTAAGGGATCTGGAACGAAGGATCAGTTCCTTGCGGTTGTCACGATCAGATGCGACGTGAATGACAGAGGACTCCAGGGGGTCCTGGCCGGTGCGCAGGAAGTAGACAAGCCTGTGGGCCTGGTACTGCCCTCCCCCCAGCCTCACCACGTAGTAGCGGGTGGATGGGACGTATTTCCCGGCCATGTCTCCTTTAGCGTGCCAGCCCGTTGTACAGGCCCATTCCAGGCCAGATGGGTACTGAGCCGACAACCGAAGCTGGGACTCCAAGTACCAGAGAGGTGGCAGTGGTGCGCCTGGTCTAGCCATAGAACCCGATAAAACCCCCTGTTTATCTTTATTAGATCCAAATGACACTTTGCCGAAAGTGTCATTATTTGTCAAGGATTCTCAAGTGAGATTGTACTTGAGACACTAAGCACAACCCACCAATCCCACCGTCTCACTCCCGTCTCACCATGACTCAAATAATGACACTTTACTGAAAGTGTCATGTGCGTCACGTAAAGATAGGAAGGGGGTTTTATCGGATTTTACCCGTACTCCACCTCCTCAATGCGTACACCTTGCTACAAAAAATCCCCTGTTTCCAGGGGATCCATCACCTTGGCACCAATCAAGCCTCAGTCATCTCACATGAGACCAGTCTCACGCCGCAGCCCCAACCGTCCGTTTCACCCGCTTTTCCTTCTTTTTCTTCTTTGGTTTCTCTTCCACTTCCGGCTCACCACCCTCCATCACCTCCTGGAACACTCCGCCAAACTGAGACGCAACTGAGTCCCAACTGAATTGAGGATCCGTCACCCGCTTGTAGCAGGCATCGGCCACACTGTTCAGGTACTCCCGATCGTCGTAGAGGTTGGCAAGGATGTCTGCCAGGTGTTGGTCGGAGGGGCAGGGCATCTCCCGTGCCATGTTGGTGTCTACATCCACGTGGTCACAACGAATCAGTGGGGCATAACCCTCAAAAATCTCCTTGGTGCTCGTGTGATCCGGCACCACTTGCGCCACACGGCAGGCAGCATTCTCAAAGTTGACTAGCTCCCAGCCACCCCCCTTGGTGGTATTGATCCCAATATCAGCCGCGTTATAGATGCAATTCAGGAACTCCACCGAAACGTTCGGCGGCCCCTGGTTGTTATTGGTCATGATGATGCGACCGTTTGGATCAAGTCCGTTCTTACTCATCTCCCGCCCGAAGAGCGGCATGATATCCCACCCCTGATCCTTGGTACCGCAGTGCATATAAAGTTGCGTATCCGGGCGACCAACTGCGAACTTGGCAAAGGCTGTAATCGTAATGTCCATCCGTTTGCGGAACTGATTCCTGTTGGCATTCAGGCAGATGAAGATGTCATCCGACAGCCCCAGCTTCTTGCGTGCCTCCTTCTTATCCATGGGATAAAAGAGATCCGTATCCAACCCATGCGGAATTACAGTGACCGGCTTGGTGATACCCGCCTTAAAGAATTCGTATGCACCAAATTCCGTAAATGCAATCAACGCATCCCATTCATTGATGTGTGCATCGATGCCACCAATCCAGTTGTAGCTATCCATCGTGAGGTAGCCACAGAACTTAAACTTCTTCTGCTGGTGCAGATCTTGAATACGCCTGTACTGTTCACTAACAATCCAAGGATCATTCAAGCTGAACACAATATCCGGCTGTTCCTTCTCAACAATCTCCCGAATGCGATCCTCACCAAAGGGCGCCTGCTGGAATCGGTTGGACGCAGGATACATCTTGAAATCTTTCTGTTCATCCGTTGGATCCCCATGCCAATTACATGCGAGCACCACAATTTCAAAGTCATCCTTCAGTCGCGGTAGTACCGCACCACTGACACGGCCGAAACCAGTCATTGCTGCAAAGTCAGCAACCCAAAGGATCTTAGTTTTTTTAGTCATTTAAGACGAATTATCTCGTTTTACTATACTCAATTCAACGGAGTAGTCGACCGTACCAACTCTTTTTGCTCTACAGTTTTAGCCTTCAACTTCTTCTTGAGGAATTCTGCTGCCCGATGCGTCTGCGTGGTATCGCCACAAGTGTAAAGATCGATTGCACAATACCCAATCTCAGGCCACGAATGAATGGATGCGTGGGATTCAGCCAGCAGTGCCAATAGTGTGACACCTTGCGGCTTAAACTTCTCGCCAATAATGCGCAGGATAGTTGCTTTGGCCATTACCAAAGAAGCCTCAAGCAATCGTTGAAGCTCCTGGTAATCATCCAAAACCTCTGGATCACAATCGTATAGATCCAGTATCAGATGCCGGCCATTTCCCACTACATTGTTGCATCATTCTCTATTGTCTCACCAGTAGGCACAAAAAGCTCAGGGTATTGATCCTTATAACGGTCAGGGTTTGCTGCAAATTCCACAACCGAAGGCAGCTGTAAGTACCTGTCAATATTTGACTCCTTGATGGCAATGTTAAAGACCTGCATACCAGACGCTGCTTTCTTGGAGTAGACGTTCAGTTTGAGCTGATGCCTGCAAATATCCAAGAACAAAGGCTCAAACCTGCCGCGTGACATGATGCCCACGTTGCAATTACGACAGAACTCCGCATAGCTGGCATACAACCAACGCGTATTGTCCTTGTAATAGCCACCAGTTCCATTCGGATTCTGCTGACAGAAACCAACGTGCGTCATCACATTCGGCTGGAACACCAACTTGTGATCCATCCAATCCAACAGTGGATTCGACCGCAGGCTTTGCTGCTTCTCATACTTACGGAAGAAATCAATCTTCTTACCGGTTTCCATGAGGCAAGCACGCATGTCATCCTCAGTCATATCCAACAACCAGTTCACCAACCCTGGTAGCAAGGGAGCGAACACACCCTGGGGTACACCCTTGGAATCGAACTTAATCAGTTCTTTTTGTTCTGCCTGACCGCCCTCAAACGGACGGTCGAACGGAATAGTAAGGCGGCGACGCGCAAGGCCAGAAGTGTAATCAGTTGATTGAATAGCTTCATTGGCTGTAATCATCACAACTCCATGATACTGAAACGGATCCTGACTTTCGCTTTGATACTTGCGTTCACTACGGATCCAATCATTACCGGTAATTGCCTTCAACTTCGATACCGATCCACCCCACCTATCCGCATCCTGGAACAGCAGAAGCTTCTTGCCCATGTAGCTTGCAGCTTCAAACCTATTCTTCTCCAGATTCTCAAAGTCTGTTGAGTAGGTATTCTGCTTACCAACCAATGCCACAGCCAGGTTTGCATAGGTCGACTTACCGGACTTACCAGGGCCAACAATCTCCACAAACTTCTGGATCTCATAACGCCCTAATAGCGTGGCACGCAACCATGCACGTAACACCTGAACACGTTCCCAGCTACCGTGCTGCACATGCTTCAGCCACTTAATGATGTCTTCACACCCAGCCGCTGGATCATACCGATAAGGCATTTGCTGGGTCAGATGCATCCCCCGATTGAACGGAAGCAACTCCTTCTTCTCAATATCCAGCACCCCATTAGTAAACAACAGGTAGTTGGAACCGTCATACCAATCATCAAACACCAACACCGCCTGGAGCTGCAGGTAGATGTCATTCATTAAATTAGAAGTGAATCCACCGGGAAGGTGCAGTACTTGCAGTTTTTCCCGAATGTCACCCATCATTTCGATCTTTGTGAGAGGCGACCAAAGCCCATCACTTTCTTTAGCATAAATAAAGAATTGACCGTGGGCTTGACTAAAGCGCAGATCTCCGTTATATGTTGAGCGCAAATGATCTACGATTTGGCTGGATGACGGGTTCTTTGACGTTTTCTTCTCTTCTTTTGACTTCATGTTTTTTGTGTCCAGCTCCTGCGACTGCCATTGATTTGTCTGAGTGGCATCGGATGCAGCACATGGAGCGATTACGGGAGTCATTTGAGATTCTTCCAGATCAATTTCAGCCAATAATTTTGAAGCGTGCTCTAATGTCGCATCATCAACACTCAGCCCCCTATACTCCTGGGACGGCTGCCACCCTTGCTCACGAGCAACGTGAATCAGTGAGCCAATGCTGCGACCGGAGCCACGAGTAAACGACAGCCACCGCCGGTGACACTCCCCCTCCCTATACTTGTCCGACTGCTTGGACCATTCTTCCCACTGATCAAGGAGTGATTCATCGAGATTATGGAGTGATTGACCGACCGTAATCCAGATGTCATAGTCATCCGCCGCCTCTGGAGGCATACCCCACATTGCCTCTGCGGCAAGCTTCATATCCCGGTCAAGGTCCACAACACTGTTGATCGCAAACCCTGGACCGATAACACGCGTTGTTTCCTTTGCCGGAATACCTTGCTTGACATTTTTGTTGATGATGGCATTCAACAAGAAGTCCGGCACTTCAGGCACAGACTTTGCCCACTCAAACCCAAGGCCTGGAGCTGTGTAGTACCCATCCGTTTCCGGATGTAACCCCATTAACACACCCTGGTGCCGCTTCCACAGAATCTCAAGCTTCTCTTTGTCTACTGCTGCGTGCCACGTGTACTTATTCCGAACGATGTGCTTATGTTTCTCACGACTAACCCGGTATAACCTACGCTCCCTACCTTCCTTCCCACTGAAAATTGTCAGCGTGGGCGGCATCACCTCAATGAAAGGTGCATCAGCCAACTCTTCCACCAGCTGGTACACCGATGGGCCATCAATGTCAATCCAGATGAAACCGTACGGATGGTTGTAAACAGGACCACCGAGCAGGCCGATAGCCTTACACTTCCCGCTTGTCAATTCATTTTCAATTTCCTTGACACTAAACGGTTTGTTCTGCCATCCAGCAACATACGGATCCTTATTGGCACCAAGCGGAGTGAGTGGCCAATCCGCTGGGATGTAATCAAAACGAATTTCGCCGGGCCGGAGCGAGAGCTGAGAAGTATTAGTCATTCGTTAACTGATGGCATGAGTTCCACTTTAAAGTCTTTATTGGCAAATGCCTGGTCCTTCACCAAGAAAAAAGCATGAAGATGCATGGTGGTGGGCAGATAAAAACAGTCCCCATCCATCGCACTATTCATGCGATTCTGAAGACTATTCATCCACTCACCAACGGAAACGTAGATTTCCATCGGAGGGTTGCTTGGTTGTTTACTTATCCTAGAGCCACCAATCCAAGGACAACCTTACGACTTCCCAGAGTTTTGAGACTCATTAGACCCACTTATATCTCAGACAAGATCCTGGTCCTGCTGACCATACTCTTTCATTTGCGTGTAATACTCTTCAACCAGTTTGTGCCAATCCGCATGCAAAGCATTAAGAAAATTCCTAGAGATCTTAAAGACTTGTGTACGCACCGGTGTTGATACCAAGATGGCAGCCTGCTGGACCTTGATGCCAAGCGTCTGGGCAATAGCCAAGTCGTAAGCTGCGAGCTGCTTCAAAGTTTTTTTAAATTTCATATGACCACCCAAGAGATCACGCCATTCAGGCGACCCTTTCTCCAGGTCTTTAGGCCACTTGCGACTGTAGGGTTTGACGCTGGTCTTCAAATCAGCGAGAGTAAGCTTGTTATTAACCACACCGATAATGTCGGGAGCACCAGCCCAAGCTCGCCCGTCAGGATCGCAACCCCAAACGCGAGCAACGTCATCAGCGCCAATAGTGAATTTAAACCGATCAACCACAGGCGTCTCTGCCCATAAGACTTCGTCAAACTGATCCAGAATTGACGGCATACCTTGCCAAAAGTCTTGGTACTCATCAGCGATCTCCGGGGTTTTGTTCCCTTTTAGGTACTGCTCCATACCATAGTGGATGGCAGTCCCCCTTTCAGCAGCGGCCTCCTTAACACCTGGATTATTTTTTGACCACATTTCGAGCTTCCGTTTGTTTGCTTCGGAAGCAGTCTCAGATATGATTGTAGTTACAGACGGGGCTGGGCCAGTGGGTAACGGCGTGGTGTAATGCCTTTTGCCGTTAAGCGTAATTCTGGTTGCGGCCCTGTTTAGGTTCCGCATGAGATCCGGTTGCTTATCCTGGACCTTAATCCAAGGATCCGATAAATCTATCTTAGCAACCATTGAAGCTTTTATATATTATCCTCAAGTTACCACACTAATTATCAAAGTGCGAACGAACGGTTTTGTGTACGCAATCTCCAGCATCCTCCTGGCTCTATTGACAGTTGTGGCTATTGATGCTTATCTGATCTTTATTGCCTCTACTACAGGACAATGACAGGACTCGATAAGTTCTGGTACTCAATCCGTGGATGGTACAGCTGCACCTCCTGGATCATTACTGAAATTGTCAAGGAGTATCTCCCAGACTTAGTCTTCTGGAAACCACCCACTCACCCAGATGATTTCACCTGGTATGCAGAGCGTGTCAACGGAAGGCTCGCTATGCTAGCAGTAACCATCATCTTAGTCACCGAGTTAACCACCAAATCTTCCATTTGGAATCTTGTCCATGTCCTGTAATCTCACCCGTTTCTACTACGACCTTGACGGCTGGCCCGTAGTGGAAGACATTGAAACCATTGAAGCCGACGCATTTGAACAAAGCTTACAGAACGAAGATATCTCTTATACTCGAGTTGATTTGTAAAACGCCATGACTAGCTGGGACGACTACTTTACCGAAGTAAAACCAAAGCTTGGCGCCAGGGCACAAGGCTTTGAAAAGATCTTTGCCTACCTGGATGAAACCACCAATCCAACCATTATTGAAACTGGCACATACCGCGAGGAGAACAACTTCACCGGAGATGGTTGCTCGACCCTCCTCTTTGACAACTACGCCAACGATCGTTGTGGCAACGTAATCTCTATTGACAATGACCCCAAAGCCTGCGCTCTGGCATCAGCAAACACCAGTAATCTTACCGAAGTTGTCGAGTCCGACTCAGTTGAATTCCTTGGCACGTTACGGGGAAACGTCACGCTCCTCTACCTGGATTCCTACAACATCCAAAATTGGCACGATGATTGGGCCCCCGCTGCACATCATCTTAAGGAATTGTTTGCAGCTAAGGACATCATTCAGCATGACACCCTTATTGTCATTGATGACAACATCAAGCACGAGGGTAAACGCCTGGGCAAAGGACGCCTGGTCTACGAACTAATGGAGTCCCTGGGCATCGAGCCATTCCTTGACGACTATCAAGTTGGCTGGGTGTGGCAGGAGCTGTAACCCCTACCTCATAGCAGTAAATGCCGTATTGCAAAAGTTGATACGGCATTTCATACTGTTTGGGTTAGTCCAAAAGACATATGTACACCAACACGTTTATACTTAGAGGACCCCGCACTTCTGAAATGTCTTTATCCAGTCAGGTCAAAGAAGCAGTCAATCAAGCCGCCGAGCAACTTCGTGACGCGCTTGCGTTTGCCGCCAGATCTGAACATCCAATGACCATTGCAACTATCTCTGATCTTCTCGTACGTTTAGAATCAGTTGAATCCATGGATCAGATCTTAGAGAAGTTTGGTCATGGCCACAAACAAAAAGAGGACAGTCCCTTCGGATGAAGAACGGTTAGACCGTTACTTTGCATGGTTGAGTTATCAAATTCCCAAGCCACCCCTTGGGTGGGAATTGAGTATGAAACCATGTAAGTGGGTTAAAATATTAGAAGAAAAACAAAAACAATCCTGATGGCTCAGGACGATAGTAAGTATTCAAAACCAGAGTTACGCGAGCGCATCAAAGATCGGGTGATGGCTGGCTCCAAGGGTGGCAAGCCGGGGCAGTGATTTTGTGCTATTGTAAGAAAAGCACAAACTAACCAATGCAAAAGCTTTGCCGAGAATGCGGAACCCGAAAGCCGCATGAAAATTTTGGAAACAAAGGGTATAACTCTGCCGGTAATATAAAAAGAGACAGCGTATGCAAGGATTGCAGCTCTTTAGTTAACCGTCGATTTAAATTGTTGTATGGAGCAGACGGTCAAAAACAATGCTCTAAATGTGCTCATTATTTAGATTGGGATTGTTTTAGAAGAAGAAAGCAAGACGGTAAATTGTATCTTCATTCTTCATGCAAAGCCTGCAATAAACTAAGTTGGGATAAATGGGTAAACAATAACAAGGAACACTATCAGAAAGTTAAAAAACAAGGGCAAAATTTGCTTCATAATCAACACAAAAAATATGAACGCAGAGGAATAACAAAACAGCAATACGACATAGTGCTTGAAGCCCAGGAAGGTTTATGCGCAATTTGCCAAGACCCACCTAAAGTTGGTCAATCTTTAGCCATAGATCACAACCATAAAACCAATGAATTCAGAGGTTTGTTGTGTAAAGAATGCAACAGAGCTTTAGGTTTGTTTGGTGATAATATAGATGTATTGACAAACGCAGTCATTTATCTTAAAGAGCGAGGAAGTTATGGCTGAAGACAAAAGCAAGTACACCAAGCCAGATCTGCGTGAGCGCATTAAAAATAAAGTCATGCGTGAAGGTCGTGGAGGCAAACCGGGAGAGTGGTCGTAGCCGTAAGGCTAATTAATTATTTCGGCACGCAAGGCTCAGCTTGTTGCACAAGAGTACGAAAAAGAAGGAGGGGGATATAAAGGAGGCAAGGGAGAAAAGCAGAAGTCCCTGGAGAAATGGGGCAAAGAGAAGTGGATGACTAAGGATGAATATGAGAAACGAAGTAAAGCCAAATCTGCTGCCAAAAAATATAAAGACTCAAAGTAATGGCAGACAAAGCAATTCAAAAAGGATATACAAAACGCTACCTACCAGAAAGCGCCTGGGCCTCACTGTCAAAAGAAGAACGTCAGGAGACCGACCAAAAGAAACGCACTGGTAGCCAAAAAGGAAAACAGTTTGTTCCCAACACAGAAGCAGCGGAAAAAGCCGGGCGTGCAGCTCGCGCAGCCAAGCGTTACAAAAACAAATAACCCGCTTATACTTAATAAAGATTCCTGATTATCATGGAAAAGAAAAAGCCTGTTCCCCCCAAGAAAGCTGTACCTCCCGCCAAGGGCAAAGGTGGCGCATCTGCCAAACAAACTGAGGCTCGCGATAAGTTCAAAGAGATGATTGCCAAGAAAAAAGATGCCGCAGCAAAAAAGAAAAAGTGATAGTGTATCGGAGAGCACTAAAGCTCCAGGGTAATAGTCGAAACCCTGACACCTTACGGTAGGGCTTGCAACAGCGGTAAGGATGCTTAATCCCGGTGTGAGTAGCCGGGATTTTTTGTGTATGATGTTTATGTTCCCGCTCTGCTTTGCATCGGGCTGGGTCGGTAGTCTATTGGTAAGGACGGGTGGACAACACACATTGAAAGTCGGTTCGATTCCGGCACGACCCTTTATACTGAAAAAGAATGCGTAGGCTTTAGTGTCAACAAGTACACGCAGGTTACAAGAAAACCGAAAGAGATTCTTGGAATACAAGAAGACTCTTAAGTGTGAGCATTGCGCCCTGGAAGACTATAGAGTCCTTGAGTTTCACCATGTAGGTGACAAGGATTTAAATGTGTCAAGTATGGTCAATCACGGATACGCCTGGCGCCGTATCCAAGAAGAAATCAATAAATGTATTCCGCTATGCTGTAACTGCCACCGGCTTGAGCACTGGAGTGATTAACTATTTAAAAGGTATTCCCAATGCGTATTGAGGAAGCCCAGTCTTTGGCATACCTTTAGGGAAGATGTAATTTACCGTACCCGGTGTAATATTTTTTCCTAAAGATGACTTGTTTAAAACTTCTACTGCAGCTGCATTACTTTTTTTATCTTTTACCCAATCCTGTAAAGCGCCGTACATGGGTTGTTGTACTTCACGTTTGATTTCGTCATAAGTTACATTGGATCGCAACAGGTTATCTTTTTTAGCTTCTTGCATTAATTGGTTTACCAATCCCATGTGTTTACCTGCTAATGCAGGATTAACACCTTCAACCAAACTACCAAACTGGCCAACTGCTTGCGTTGCCAACTGTGGATTATCAAGCATTAATCTGCCCATTGGGCTTTTTAATGTATTGCGAATTGTGCTTCGAGTGAAGTCAGGACTTTGGCCTACTTGACCTAAGTAGTACAAACCTTCTTGAAAAGCATCGGGAGTTATGTTTTTCTTTACTGCTTCCTGGGTAAAACGATCAATAATTTGACGAGCTTGTCCACGACTCATGGCTACATCGCCAAAGTCTGTTGGCAAATTAGACAAAGAAGAAGGATCAAAAAATTCCATCACCCATTCCTCAACGTAGCTTTATGTGTTAGCATGGTTACAACGGCAACTTTACATGAGCACCCAACGTCACGGCCATTCTTTAAATAGTAAGCGTTCATTGACTCATTCTACTTGGCATAATATGAAAACCCGTTGTCAAAATTCAAATACAAAAGCGTATGAAAATTACGGCGCAAAAGGGATAAAAGTTTGCAGCCGGTGGACTGTGTTTGAAAATTTTTTAAAAGACATGGGTGAAAGGCCGGGCCCTAATTATTCAATTGAACGCATTAGCTCAACAGGAGACTATTGCCCAGATAATTGCAGGTGGGCAACACGTACCGAACAAAATAGAAATCGTTCAATGTGTATTTCTATTACGATTGACGGCAAATGCCAAACAGTTAAAGAATGGGCATTAGAAACAGGACTTAAACGCCAAACTATTGAACGACGTTTAAAGCTTGGCTGGTCACATTACGATGCTGTAATGCAACCAGTTATCCCAGGGCAGAAATTCAAGAAGACCTAAGTACCGCTTTAACAAACCAAGCAGCTTTAAATGCCTGGCCAACAAGGTCAGCCATGTAGTTTTGGATGTCAATTGCCCCAACCTTTTGTGCTACCGGCTCAAGCTTCTTGGCTTTCATGCCCAGCTCCTCAAGGTTCTTGTAGTACACGCCAAGCATGTCAGCGCCTTTGTAGGAAGTCACTGCCTGCATGGGAGGAGCAGCATCTTTAAGCCCACAACCACACATTGGCATCAAGTAGTCCATGCTGCGAACAAACTCAGCAAGGGTATCAAACTGCTCCAGGTGAGCCTCGTATTGATCCTTCAGGAATGCATGGACCCCAAGGAAGTTTGATCCCTCGTAGTTGAGATGAATTAAATGTGATTGGGTTTCAAGTTCCTTGAGGTAAGCGCAAAGTGAAATGCACTGCTGGATGAATGCACCCACATCACCACCGGCCTTGGATTTAGTAGGAGCTTTAGGTTTGTCCTGAGGCTGAGGAACCGGTTGAGCCTGGGGAGTTTCAGCAACTTGATACTGTTGAGGACCGGGAGTATACATAGTCAAATACCTTTATCTATCTAGTTTACCAAAGCTTACCTGGATATTTCCTCCCAGTCTATCGATGCATAAACACCTTGGTTATTTGAGCTAGCCGCAACAGTAACACTGATTTCATAAGGAGTGCTTGTTAAACCATCTCGTTCCAATTGAGATTGAAACACGGCTTCTTTAAGAATATTAATAGGAACTTGATTGTTGTTACCACCAGCAAAATATCCTTGAGCCAAAACACGACCACCACTGCTTGACACACCAGATAAGTTATATTCAACAGAAGAATTAACTCCTGCACTGGTCCATGTACCGCCACTAACGGTTGCGGCTTGGTTAACACGCCAGCTATAATTGGCAGTTCCCCCACTTGCCATAATTGCAACTGCTGTAATAATTGCAATTGCATCTAAATTAGCAGCTTTAAGTCGAATAGCTACTGGTGGATAGTAAGTTCCAGAGGCGGTTAGATTGTATGCTCCCGTAATGGTTGTGCCTACAGCTTGCTGCGATCCACGTAATTCGTAACCACCTTCTGAAAGAACAGTTGAACAAATTTGTTTTAACGTACTGGTAGCAGCTGTTGTATTTGTATTGGTAATTTCATATCGCAGTGGAAGGGATGCTGTTGTTATATACGTTGAAGTAACTAAGTTTGCATGGTGAAATGAATGGCAGTGTACAAATTCCCCATTGATAATAAAACCAATGCGAACCGTACCAAGTCCTAACCACTCAATATCCATCCATAAGATTTGCGCTTTAGTAAGATCAAGTGTGTAACCGGATGGACCAGAGCCATCCATTGGATCAATGTTCCAACTAGCCTTGGCAACCTTGGTGTCAACCGTAGAACCAGTTACTGCACTACGCTTAACAAGCGATATGGTTGTTCCATCTTGTTCAAGGAACATGCCATTGCTAACACCATAGTATCCAACACGTTGCCGCAGGTTTGTTTGCGGTGCGTTCATTACAAACGTGGACATCACCAACAGGGATTTCCCTGGTTGATAGGAAAAACACTTAGTTGTTTCCCGAACGATTGACGAGCCAGAAGCAGTAGTTGTATTTAGTGTGACAAGACCAGCATTAGCATCAAACGTTGTTGTACCACCAGTTCCCGTAGCGGTAGTCCACAGTCCATTGTCTTTGTAACGATGGCTTGAATCAAACAGAGTCAAAGGGCTAGACGTACGAAGCCGACCGAATGCATCTGTTGCTGTGCTGTTTGATTGCGTTGTTACAGGAAGGGGTTGACCACTAGCTGTAGTAACCACAATCCCAGAACCATAGTCAATAAAACCTGAGGTTCCATCACCATAATCATTGATATAACGAACTTGCACTTGGTTACCACAGATACTTTCTATTATTTTAAGCTACTAATCAAAACGTGGTGTTAAAATTGGAATACGAGTGATCCGGTGAGCTGTTACTACTAACACAATTGCTACGCGTCTTCCCTGGACAGAAGCCCAAGCTTAATTTGTCCTGCTAGACTTACAAAAACAAGAAGGTACGCACATGCCTAAATTTCCTTTAATAAATTCTGAAGGCACAGCTATTTACAAGCAGTATTGTAATTTTCCTGGTGTTTCAGCGGATACGTATCAATTAAACCCCCCTGGGGTAACAACAAAAACAGCTACCGCTTATACTTTAAATAATAATGACAACGGAAAAATTGTTGTTTTTACAAATTCATCTGCTATTACGTTAACAATTCCAGCAGGATTAGACAAACGTTTTACATGCAGCATCGTCCAGTATGGAACAGGACAAATAACGGTAACCGCTGGAGCCGGCGCAACTTTGCGTTTACGAAATAACACAAATAAAACAGGTGGCCAATATGCAATTGCATCTTTAGTTAGCGTAATAACAAACGAATACATTCTTACTGGCGATACTACAAACTAATCAAGATGTTTATACTTCCTCATTTAAAAGCTTTAACAGCTGGAAACTTTGTCTCTACTGTATTTAAAAATGCTGCTCTTGATTTAAACTTTGCGTCTACTAAAAGTTTAATTGATTCTACAACTGGGCAAAATTTAGTTGCGTTCACCCGCGCCAGCATCGCGACCTACATCGACAGCGCGGGAACGCTGCAGTCGGCGGTGACGAACCTGCTGCTAAGGAGTGAGGAGTTTGATAATGCGAGTTGGGGGAAAAGCAACATTACTATTTCCGCTAACTCGGTTTCAGCGCCAAATGGAACTGTCACTGCTGATACTCTAACTGATAGCAACGATGGCGCCGCTGCGGCTCATAGCGTAATTACGCCAACGCAATCTTTTACAAGCGGTCTTGCTTACACAGTTTCTATTTATGCACAAGCAGGTTCTTTGGATGGCATAGCTTTTATTTTTCCGTCAGCGGCTTTTACTTCTAACCTTAACGCTAGATTTAATATCTCAACGGGAACAATTCAAAACC